TGTAGAAGCGCCAATGCCGGCATATCAGGCAGGTGACTTGTTGCTTGCCTATGTTTCAATCGATGACTCAGCAGGAACCTCAGCTCAGACTATTGTGGGTGGTCGACCTGTTCCTTATGTTCTTAAGGCTATTACAGGTGGAACAGTATTTTCGGACGTAACAGAATTCGCAAACGAAGCAACTGCAGGAGACTGGACGATTTCACCTACAGCACCTGCAGTCAACGATGCTTGTTATTTTGGCTCTCCTGATAAGTTCACTCAAATCAACGTTGTAAGCTCCGTTCTTGCTGTTGCAACAACCAACCCAACATGGGTCGTGGAATATTGGAGCGGCGCCGCCTGGACTACACTCACAACAACAACAAATACATTCGGCGCAAATATGAAGCCGACTGCAACTGTTCATGCTGAGTTGATTTTTGCTGTTCCAGCTAACTGGGCAACAACAACAGTCAACGGCATTGCTGGACAGTATTGGGTTCGTTTCAGATGTTCTGTTACAGGTACATATACAACAGCTGGTCTACAGACACAAGCATGGATTGTTCCTGATATTAATAGTACAGCTGTCTCCAACCGTTGGAGACAGCTGTTTTCTTACTATGCCGGCACCACTCCTTCTCCAATATCAGCTGTTTGGAAATATGCTACAGCAGATGAACGTGATACGACCTTCTTTTATACATCACCAGAAACAGCCAACGTTGAACTAATCGCTATTCGTGACGTTGAGACAATTGCAGATTCAGGTGTTATAACTGCAGCTGTCAATGCAACAAATAGAACTTATATTAGATCGACCGGTTCATGGGTAACTGACGGATTCCAAGTTGGGATGCAAATCAATATTACCGGTTCAACATCTGCAGGTAATAATTATTTTAGACAAATTGAAAGCATTTCCACAACAACCAATCCAAATGATACAATTACAGTAACATCTGGTACCGGTCTTATTACAGAAGCAGGAACAGTTAATCAACGTGTTATTTCGTTCCCGTTCAATGTAACAGTTACGGGTGTGGCTCCTGCTTCAGGTAATGCGGGTTATACTGCATCAAATGCTGCATTGTATAGAAATGCTTTGCCTACTTACACCACAAACAAAAATGATTGTTTGTTGATATATTCTGCCAACCCTGATGGCGTAGGTATTCCTTCTATTATTGAAGGTCCTTGTCAGTTAATTGCTGGTAAAGACGGTTCTGCACACTCAGACGGTTTTGCTTGGGGTTATCAAAGAACAGCAGGAACAACATCTAATGCTGTGTTTATGACTCAAATGTCTGCATTAGTGACAGAAATGACTATTGTTGCAATCAACCCTCCATATTCTGGACCGTTGATTCGTCCTGCATATACTATTACTGATGCATCCGTGTATGTTAATCCTCTTTCAAATGCAGCATTCGGAACAGACTCCGCTGCAGCAACATCTGTTACTACTCCATTTACCGGTAAACTAAACGGCAGACCAATTGCTGCAGGTGCGGTAGCTGCAACAACTGACGTTGGATTAAACTCATACCATGCTGTTACTCAGGTTACAGGGCTTACAACCAATGGAACATTCGCCGGAATTAGAAATACTATTGCATCGAGAAACTTTGCAAATAAAAATATTCTGATTCACTTTCAGCCAGCTACTCCAGTTGCGCTACAAACAACAGACAAGGTAACTCTTGATGGTGCTTGTGGAGTGGCTTTTGGATTGGCTTCTGCAGCAGGTCGATATAAAGTTTATCATATCGGCGGTTCAGGTGTTCCTTCAGACTTCGGTAGACATCAGCCAGCAATCGTTCATACAGCAGCAACTGCAGGTGTGTTGTCGCAGGCTGGGTCTTTTGCCGTATCTGGCGGCGCCGGTACATTCGTAGCTACATCAAGAATATATGTTGGTGCTAGTTGGGCAACAGCCACAAAGCGCGCTTTTATTATTTCTGTATCTGGTACATCTCCAACACAGACCATTAACTATTCTACTCTTGGTGGTTACGGTTATACGACAAATTTCGTTGCCGGTGATGCAATCAAAGAATATACTGTTTCTAATATCAACGGCGCAACCGGTACAGCTGGCACCGTTAGTACATTAGTTGATACAGCCGTAGTCGATCTAGGATTCTTTGTTTCAGGAAAAACTGTTGCTCCAATATGGATGTTTGCATCGATGTGGGCACTCGATACATGGGTTGGTGTTGGAGGAATTTCAACCGCTCCGATGGATCTACCACAAATCGTTTCTTGTTACGCTGACGGCCATGAACGTCGATCTGCAATTCAGCAAGGTTCTAAGCAAGCACTATTCCTAGGACCAGTACAAATCGGTGATGGAACAAATAGCACATATTTGCTACTTGACGGTACAGCTATTGAATTCCCACAGCAATACAACAAAGATGCTAAGCAGGTATTTTATAATTCTGTTGATAATTTTGCAGGTTTGACATACTACGCAGCTGCGTCTGATACCATCATCCATAGAAACTCTGTTATTTCATCAGGATCTAGATTCAAATGGGGACTTCATGCATCTAGCTCAACTGCAGCAACATACGATTTCTCGGGAACCGCGGTTATCGGCGCAGGTACAATTACACTGAATCGTGCAATTACTATAACCGAACTTACCATTAATGATTACTCTAGTATTGATGCTTCAGGTTTAACACTAACATATTCAGCTATTAAGAATGTGCCTGTTACAAATGATTCTATTACATTAACCGCACTTTCTAATATTGATTACTGCACAATCGATGTTACAAAAGTTTCAGCTTCAAATAGATGGTGTTCTGTTGCTGATCCTACAATATTTGTGGGAAATACATTCATCGGAACTGCATCAACAGGACATGCTATTCGTATTACCACGCCGGGAACATACGCATTTGTTGGAAATAAGTTCACCGGTTTCGGTGCAGATGGTTCTAACTCTGCAGCAATATTCAATGAATCTGGCGGTTTGGTTACATTGAACATTACAGATGGCGATACACCAACATTTAGAAATGGTGCTGGTGCATCTACTGTCATTAATAATGCTAAAACATTCTCTGTTGCAAATATTATTGATGGTTCAGAAGTTAGATTATACAAAGCTTCCGATCTTACTGAATTAGGTGGTGCTGAAAATATAAGTGCAAGTCCAACAGGATTAAATGCAGTAACTGTACAATCAGATCCAGATAATGCAGGTAGGTTTATCATGTCATATAGTTATAATTATACAGCAGATACTCCTATTATTATAGTAGCACTTAATAATCAGTATCAAGTATTGAGAAATACTTCAACAATAAAGTCTACAAGTCAGACTTTTACTATTAACCAACTTTTTGATCGACAATATCAAAATCTATAAATACTAAGTAATTTGTTTTATTAACCTTGGAGAATTAAATGGCTGCATATACATCAGCCCCACTAACTGATCCGGATTCCCTTTCATATGTAATCGGAACCAACATCACTACGATGTTTAGTGCTAGCACAACTGACGAGCTTCTTATTGACTATACAAATAAGACTATTGCTCTTAAAGCTGTCGGCACAATGAATCAGGATGGGGTAACAATTAAGTGTGTTTACTCAAAATTAAAAGAAGTTTGGCGTACTGACGCAACCCTAGTTAAATTCCCATTCCCTATGGGCCCAATTACTGATGAACAGTTTGAAATGATCAACGGTTGGAACTGGGACAAGGTTAATACTTCAGGTTCTGGTTCAGCAACAACTGTTGAACTTCTTCGTACCGGTGGTTGGTCTGTTGTTAATACCTCAAACCAAGTTACAGAACAGTGGGCAGGTATCGTTACACTAGGTTCTTTTGCTGCAACTACTGACCAGGCATACTATCAACAAGCTGCTGGTGGTACTCCTACTAACTTCAAACTATCCAATAACGTTAATCAAGCCGTACAGATCCTAAGTGATCCAAATGGTGATGGTAACTTTGTTGATGGTTATGATCGTAGAGGCTATTTCAAAGTATTCTTACGAGAGTATGCAAAATCATACGCTCAGTCAGCTAATACAGAAATCGGTGCGTCATCCATGACATACCAGGCATACCGTTTCCCACTATCGAACGGTACTGACCTTAAGATTACTCACGACGATACAGCAGTTTCTACAACTACTCCTTATACAAACGTCAACATCACTTATCTGCGCGATGCTGCAGATAATTTGTATAATGTTCGTGGCAACTTTGCATCAGCTACCGTGTATGCATTAGCTGATGTTGTAAAAGATACAGGTAACAATCGTTGGTATAAGTGTATTCTTGCTTATACATCAACTGCAACTCTTCCTTCTGCTAATGCAACAAACTGGGCAGCTTATGAGGGTGAACGTCAGATTGGTACTGCATGGTATCCATTCACCGTCGTTATCGATGGTGATACAACTGTTGGTGCTTCTGGTTCTGGTGCAGCACTTCGTGCACAGGTGTATGAAAAAGTCCAGTGGTCGCTTCGCCAAGCTACTGACATTGATACTGATGCAACAGCAACAGTTACCGGTAAGACTGCTGACCTTCTATTGAAGTTCGTCGGTGATACACTTGTAACATACCCTGGTGTTTATATTGACTCTTTCAATTCAAACGACAAGAACGACATCGAATTCTATGATGCAACAAACACCAAGCGTACATTCCCGTATGTTGCTTCTGTTACACTAAACTTCGGTGATAACTTGAAGAATGATGCTTCTGCTAAATATTGGCTATTCTTCTCTACTCTACCAGGTGCAGGTAATGACTTCGGTGAAGCAGGTGCAGTTCTAGTTCAGAATGATGCCGCGGCAGATATTACCGGTACAGTTTCTGCAGCATCCAGTGTATCATGGACATTCGACTATGATAATAATACTCAGGGAACAAGAACTGCTGGTACTGATGCTGATGTTACTGCCGTTGCTCTAGGTCTACAGACAGGGCAGTACGTTAAGGCAACAGGAACTATTGCTAAATCTAAATCTAACAGTTTATCACTAGTTGCTGCTCTAGAGAGAAACTACTCTAATCCTGCTTAATTAGAGTATTACTGTGATCTAGGAAACCCCTATAAATAAATTATAGGGGTTTCTTTTTTAAGGATATAATATGACAAGAACACAAATTAGGTATGCTATCTTTCGTTGTAAGTCTGGTACACCTACTAAGGAACACGAAGAAATATTTGCTACATATAGCGACCAATTAGCAGAATTTGGTTTTACATTAGATGACTTTACGACTGAATGGGACGTCCATAAGAAGGATTTAGACCAAATCGTATATGGAAAAGTTGCAAAGGCATATAATAAAAACATTCCTATTGTTACCTAAATATAAAAAGTAACTATGAAAGAAATTTATGTCAAGTAACTCATACATTCAAGTACCACCAGACTCATCAGGCAAAAAGGTATACCATAAACAACATACTAATGTTGATGGTAATACTGTTCAAGCCCCAGTAATGCACATTGGTGATCCAGATAATAGTTCATATGTACAAAAAGTAGATGTAAAAGGGCAAGCATTTACTCGCTTTGCCGATGGGTCGCCTACACTAGATGCATTTGGTAATTTAAGAGTATCTAATGCACACGTATTGGGTGCATATGAGTTTACAAACTCTGACATGATGGATTTATTTTCAATCAAAGAATTAGTTGGTGGAACTGTAACACATAATCCTACTTCTTCTACCACAGTGCTTGGTGTAACAGGTACTATTTCCTCTGAGTCAAGAATATCTACAAACCGATATCACTATTACCAGCCAGGTACTGGTAATTTGGCAATTATGACTCTTTCACTGAATGACTCTGGTAAAACGGGGAATGTTAGAGGATGGGGATATGGAGACTACGATAATGGTTTATTGTGGAGATTAAATGGAACTACATTCCAGTGTGGCATTCGTTCTAAAGTAACCGGCACTGTTACTAATACTTTTATTGATCAAGCAAATTGGAATGGAGATAAACTAGACGGTAGTGGTCCTTCTGGTATGATCTTAGATTTAACCAAAGCAAATTTTTATTGGATTGACTTTGCTTGGCTTGGTGTTGGAGAAGTACGTTTTGGTGTATTAGCTCCGGATGGTGCTAAGATAGTATGTCATACATTCCAGAATCCAAACTCAAATGTTGGTCCATACATGCAGTCTGGATCTTTGCCACTATCATACCACAACTTCAATACTGCACTTACTTCAGGTACATCTGAAATGAATCTAATTTGTGCTGCTGTTTATTCAGAAGGTGCAACTGATTATACATATTGGAGGTTCAACGATATCGAGCGTGATCCGACAACAGTAACAACAAATACACATATTCTATCTATGCGTCCTAGATACCAAGTAAATGGTAAGACAAATAGAGTCGGAGTTTACCCAGATTCATTATCTGTATATGTTTCTGGTGGCAACGTAAAAATCTCTATTGTTGATGATGCAACAATATCTACTCCTACTTGGTCAATTACAGGTGAGGGAGTTGTCGATGGGGATATTTCTGCTAGTACTGTAAGCGGTGGATCCAAATTCAAAACATGGTATTTGGCACCTGGTTGCCATGACATCTGTCTAAGTTGCTTCTATGAAACAAATGATGAAGGTTATCATGTATTGGCAGATGCAGCAACAGTAGATGATGTTTATTCACTTACGATTGTTGCAACAAAGTTAGATGGTACTACTGTAAATGTTGGTGCTTCTATCTGCTATCGTGAGCTACGTTAATGTCTCTATGGACACAGTGGCAAGAGGATTGGTTACTTTATCATAAGGTAACCATTAATGGTGCAGATAAAACAATATCTGTAAATCCAAATGTCACGTCCCTAGATATTAGAGCAGATGTTTATTCTACTTGGAAAGAATGGTCACAGTTAAGAGATAATACAAAATTCCTTCAGGCAATAAGAACAACCGGTGGTGACCCAATTGGCGGTGGTGCATTTACAGGTGACGTATATTTCTTAATTAATGGATGGAAATTGTTAGTTGATGTCAAACTAACTGCTGTGACTGGAGTACTTTTCTCCGACAATTATGACACTGCATACTATGACCTAGACACAAAGCTAGCAGTATATCCAGCTCGTGTTTCCAGTATTGTTAATACATATCAACCTACAATAACAGTAAATGCTGGAGATATCACAGTACCAACAGTAAGTGATATCTGGAGTTTTGCAAATAGAACTCTTACTTCTACTCCTACTTATAATGGTCCAAGTGCAGAAGCCATACGCATTGAAATGGATACATCAAGTACAAAATTACAGGATCTGCTATCCCATTCTTGGACTAATGATGAAAAAGCACAAATTAGAAATCGTCTAGGTATTGATGGTACGTCTGCTCTGCCTATTGCTACTCCTACATTGGGTACTCTAGCCAAACAAATAGAAATACAGAATGAGTTGGGCAATATTTCTGTTTCTTCTTCTGCACTTAATGCTCCAGCAATATCTTTTAGTCTTACTTCTGGTATTGTTACTTCTGGGTCCTTTACAGATACAAGGTCTATCAATAGTTCAGAGCATGTAATTTCAGATAATGCTGGGGCTTTTGATGTAAAATATACATTTGACATCGGAATTAATGCTAAACCATCATTGTTGACTTTTGCTGGAAGAGTTACAGATCAACACGAAACAGTACATGTGTCTGCATGGAATTATACTACTTCCACATGGGATAACGTTGGTACAGTCACAGGGTCCAAATCGACAAATACAGTATATTCTTTTGCATTATATCCAGATCATACAAGTTCTGTAGCTGGTACTATAGGTGATGTACAGATAAGATTTAATTCTACAATAATAAGCGATTTAGTATTACATGTAGATCAACTATATGTAAGTTATGCTACACTAGAGGCAGCTATAGGATATTCTGCTCATGCTGTTTCCGCTACAGCATCTAGTATTACCTTGCCAAGCGATGCATCAAATATCGATAATTATTATGTTCCATGTTTGATAACAGTTAATCATGGAACTGGTGCTAATCAGTATGCAAAAGCATTGTCATACAATGGTAATACTAGAACTCTGCAACTAGAGTTGCCAATGGTTGTTACTCTTGATTCATCAAGTCATATTACTCTGTCTCCATGGGCATCAACTAAATTGGAAAGTGGAGAAAGGGCTGCAATTGCAGATGAAGTCAGAGTTGAACTTACTCCAGAGCTTACTCATGTAATGACTCTTGAAAATAATCCAGGGTTAACTCCTACTCAGGCAACCATGCTACTAGAACTATATGCAATAATGGGTCTAGACCCTTTGAAGCCTTTAGTTGTTACACAGACACAACGTACAGCTGGTTCTGGTATTACTCAGACAATCAACACAAATACTACTGCCACCGCAGTCACACGTGTATGAAAATACTCTTAGAATTCTTGTCGGCTATTGCAGATCCTGAATTCTTAAGGATATATTTTGGTTTAATGTTAACTACTGCAATATTGTTCTTTAGTTTATGATATGTTTTATTATTACAGAAATAAATTACAATGGATACATGCCGCCGAGATGGAAGGGTATGTCGTTGTAATTTATGATGAGTATCTATTTGCCCACGATCCATTAAACACTAAAAATATACGTGGTCATTTTAATACTAATGATAATTATGGTTATGTAGAAAATGATTATATTCCATGAGTTTTGAACATAAACAATTTGCACTAAATGGATTATTCCCAGGTTGTAAGCACTGGGATATAGCAGTGTTTGGTCAATTTAGTATTGAAGTAACTGTTACACCAGTATCATCTGGTGGCTATAGTCCTTATTTCCCTGCTGAAGACTACCTAGTAACTGTTAAGATTACGACAAAGAAAGGTAAAGTTTACGAACAATCTTTCTATGCTTCTGCTAGTAAGCTAAGAGGCTTTGAGAAGGTCGTTGCAACATTCAAAGGATTTAAGTCAACAATAGTAAATGTTGTTGCTTCATTAAATAGTGTCATTAGAACTAAAATTGGCATCACAATTAAAAGGAAACATTGATGGAAAATAATTTTAAGAGTCAAGTAGAAGAAGCGCTTGCTCAATCATTAGTGGAAATTGCTAAACCTAAAGGTATAGTCGATAAGACTGCTGGTCAAGGTAAGAAGGATCCAGCTGCTCCATTTACTAAAGGTCAACGTGTAGCACACTATCGTGGTATGGGTCAGACTCTACACGGTAACGTAAAGACACCTCATGTTGTTTCTGGTGGTACTAAGGGATCATTGGTTGCATTTTCTCATGGTGATGAATTTGTCCCACATAAAGAATTAAAGGATGCATCCCAATATTGGAAGGATGAATCTGACTCTATGTATAAGAGTCGTAAGGAAGAAGTAGAACTAGAAGAATCTCTCAATAAAGTTAAAATTGGCAGCACTGTAACTTTACATCCACAAGTTAAAGGTGGTTCTGAGGAAAAGCTTAAAGTAGTCGGTAAAGATTCAGAAAATGTGCATGTGGAATATAATGATGCTTTCGGCAATAAGAAAGTAAAAGAAGTACATCATTCTTTTATTAAGGAAGACTTTGAACAGCTAATTTCAGAAGATTGTGTAGAATTAGACGAGGGTGTTGCTCATTCTTATTCTACAAAGAAAAATGATGATGGGTCATATTCTTGGTCAGTATCAAAAATTGAATACCAGAAACCAATGGAAATCGTCCATTCTGGTAAAGAAGATACACGTGCTAAAGCAATGGCAAGAGCAAAGAAACATCTACTAGCAGTAAGACGTTCTGTAAAAGAAGAGTTCGAACTAGAAGAAAAGCTAACAAAGGGTATGTCTGTTGATAAGTGGATTTCTGACTTCCAAGATTCTACTGATCCAAAGTTTGATGGCAAGTCAAAAGAAGAACGCCGCAAGATGGCTCTAGGTGCATACTATGGTTCGCAGAATGATATATCAGAAGGTCTAAAACAATTACCTGGCGAAACTGATAATCAATTTATGGATCGTCGTGCACAAGATTATGTAAAGAGACAAGGTAAATCAGGAACACATCTTAATTTAGATTCTAAACCTGGTGCTCGTAATAAATCAGATGTAAGCAGAGAGTATTCTGACATGATCAAGAATGCTGGAATAAAAGAAGATCATACACCGGATTACGAATCTACCGATTTAGATGAAGCATTAACTATGGTCCCTAAGAATCCAATTCAACATCCAGAAGAGGATGATTATGACGAGGAAGCAGAAAAGAAAAAGAAATTTGCTGCAGCAATGAGAGCAGTGTCTGATTCTGCTAAAGGTGCACCTAGACTCGGTATGACTGGTGCTACATATAAAGCAGGTTCAAGACCAGTAAAAGAGGATGTTTTATCTGAATTATTAGTAAACAAAATTAATAATTTCATTTCAAAATAAATACATAACTTAGTAAAGAGTGGTGACATTCCGTTACCACCGAATTCAAGGAGATTTAAATGAGTACAATTACACAAACTTCAGGATCCTATCCACGTAAGATGCAGGGTAAGATTGTTTTTGCTGCTGGTGGCACAGGTAACTTTGCACCTGGTGATACCGTGACTGGTACTGGCTTTTCTGCTAAAGCACAAAAGTGGAATTCCACTACAAGAGAATTAACTGTTTATAAGATTACAGGTAACGTTACTTCTGGTCTTTCTATTACAAATGGTGCTGGTGCAACTTGGGTTGCTGATACTGTAACTTCTGCTACTCTATCTGCTCCAGCAGGTGCAACTGGTTTAGGTTATTGTACTGGTGGTTGGAACATCCGTGAAACCGATTCTGGCATTACCCGTTCCTCTAAGGCTGGTTCAAGAATTAAAGTTGAAGTCCTAACCGCAGTTAAAGATATGGCTACTAATCGTGGTGACTTCGCTGTTGTTGCTACATTCACACTAACAGGTGGTGCTTGGTCTGCAGCTACAACATATGATGTATCAAATGGTGAATCTATTACTTTCTCCATCAAGTCATCTGAACCTACTCAGATCCCTTCTGGTACAACCTATGCATTTGACCTAACAGGTAAGGGTGCTAAGACTGCTACATTCGTAACATCATCTTCTGATTTCCTAACCCATACATTTGGTTATACTGTTGTTACTGGTGATATCGGTGCAACTGGTGCTACCGTTACAACTGGTAACTTCACAATCCCAGCAGGTAAGGTTATTAATGAAGTTGCTGCAGATGGTACAGTTAAAGCAATTACTGCACCAGTGGCTGTTGGTGGTACACTAGCTGCTAAGACTGGCGTAACAGTTCAGGCTTAAATATTGAATCAGGGGAGGATTAATCCTCCCCATTAAGCTATAAGCCAAAGGATTTATATGATTTTAGGTAAATTTCAACTTACTGAGAGTACAGAATTAGAATTTCAGATGGACATTTATGGTACCACTGAAAAAGCTAATCAAGTACGATTTGTAATCGAAGGAAAAGACTTTGATATTTCTTGTCGTTGTAATGTCGATAAGGGAGAAATCAAAGCAGTTATTCCTAAGCTTAAAGGAATTTTAGAGTCTGGTGTTTATGATACTCGACTTGAAATTGTCGTTGACAATAAGATTTTCGTCCCATTAAAAGAATCTGTAGAGTTCGAACCTAATATCGAATTTGGGGTACAGAAAAAGGGTGCTACTGCAATTAAAGAGGGTGTAAAGGTAAGTCTTAAGGCTCCAATTCACTCTGAGGATATTACAGTAAATCCACTACAAGAAGAAATGACTAAGTTAGAATCTTCTGGTTATGAAGTAGTTGACATGAATGGGTTTAGAGTAATTAAGAAGTCTAGACTTTATCATGGTATTGTTTCAGAATCCAAGATTCTAAAGACAGATATTGGTTATGATACAATCAACGAATTAGTTGAGGCTCTAAGCAAGTGAAAACATTCAGCGACTTAGTTAAAATTTCTAAGGACACTCTCCGTGACCGTTATGTGAACGGAGAGGTATTTGTCGTAGGAGAATCTGTAAAAATCAGAGGAGACCTAAACGAATACCAAATCCTTAATCGTGGATCTAATTATGTTACAGTGATTAATGAATCCGGTAAACAAAAACGTGCATGGTTATCTGACCTAATTTCACTTAATGATGTTGATTCTGTAGATGTTGTAGAATCTTACAAGCCAAAGAATATCGTCAATGATGAATGGTTAAAGCCAGTTTTTGAGTCTACTGATCTATATGCACGATATAATTTTCTAAAGTCGCTAGATGTTCTTTTTAAAGCCACAGAATTAACACTAGAGTCTTATGAGACAAAAAGAGTAGCTTATGAGCGCTCTTTAAAATACGTCCAGAAATTTGATTTGTCAGAAGAACCGATTTATAACATTGGTATGCAGCTTCTAGAGTTTTCTATTTTAAATACTCTTAAGTTTACAGCAACAGATAAGATCAAAGTAGCCATAATGATCGGTACCGCTGTTGGATTATCCAATTCTGATTTAAATTCATCATCTCCAGAACTTCTAGTTAATGTTAGTGCATCTAAGGTTAAACTTAGTAGATTAACTCCTGATGGATGGAAGATTGTTGGTCGTCTATTCAATAAGGCAACTGAAATGGGTATTAAGTGGAACAAAGATTTATTTGCTAAACAAACACAAAAATTCATGGAGTTAGTATAATGGAATTGGAAGAAGGTTTCAATTTAAGTAAATCCCACAGAGTAGATCATTGTCCTCATTCTGCAGAGTTTGCAAAAGACTATGTAAAAGGAATGAAGGGTGATCATCGTTCAGGTGGTCCAACAGAGGCAGATACAAAGAATTCTAATAAATTCTGGGATCGCTATGATTCTAAAGATACAAGATCTGGCTTTGCTGGATCTGGTACTACTGTATATACTCACAAGGGAACCGGTGCTAAATTTGAAGTAGATCGTACTCCAGATGGTCGTGGTTTCTATGGAACTCATCACAATATCCAAAAGCTAAACGAGGAATCTATGCAAGAAGTAGAACAGATGGAAGAAGCCATTGATAATGGACCAGGTAAGATCAAAGCACCAACAGTAAAATACGGTCAGACTCGTAGTACCACAGGCAGTCCAGTTTCTGTTGCTGATGCAAGAGAAAGATTGGGTCACATCAAAGCAGCAAAACAAGCCAATTCTATGGCTGGTAAATTAGCTGCAAGACAGTCTGCACATGCAGAACAACACAAAACTGCATCACATGATCTAGTAACATTACATGACTATCATCGTACATTTGATAATGTACCTGATCAGGATCCACATGATCATATTGATTCTGTTGCTAAGAAGCATCGTATCTCCTTTGATGCTGCTGTCAAAGGATTAAGTAGACATGCAAAGAGTGATGGACATAAGGACATCTATGCTGCTCATGACCATGTAATGGGACTTTATAAAGAATATCAAAAAGAGGAAGTTGAAATGAATACAGAAGTACTTGATGAATCAATCCATGCTAAAATTAAGTCATTACTAGATGCTGGACATAAAGTAAAGAGTTTTGCAGCTGGTCGTGCTGGTATGGATATAGATAGTGTTGATGGTAATTCAGTACACTTAAGTAAGGGAACTAAGAAATATTCTACTACTTTTGCATCTGGTGACAAAGTAAAAATTGAAAAGCATCCAGATCATTACAGAGTTGTTAATGAAGAAACTGATGTACTTGATGAGTCCATTCTTGGTGATAAGAATGATGGTGCTTACAAAGCAGGTCATCATCCAGTTGGTCGTAAGATTCAAGGTAAATCATACGGTGCAAACTATAATCCAGATGAGGAAGAAGTTAAACCAGCCGGCGAAAAGCGTGGTCGTGGACGTCCTAAGAAGGATGCAATTAATGGTGGTGCCGCTACATGGAAATTCCCAGAGGGCCCAAGCTGGATGACACCAAAAGCACCTTCCTTGACCGGCACAAAGCGTAAGGTAGTACGTGAAGATATCTACTCAGATGACTTCAATGTTATTATCGAAAAGGTTGGCTACCTATGGCAATATTCAATTGTTCTAGGTGAAGAACTACTTTATCAAGGTTCTGGTATTTCTGAATCTGCCGTTGAATCAATGGCGCAGCGTTATCTAAACCTATTGGAAGATTCTACAGAGGAGCAGTTTGATACCCTTGCTGAAGCAAAGAAGATTGGTCAAACAAAATGAACTTAATTGAGGCTGTATCCTCTGCTACCGGTGTAAAAGCCGGTAGTGTTATGGACGTCGTAAAGATGATGGTTAAGGGTGGACATTTAACAAACAAAGAAGCCAAAGAGCATAATGCATTTGGTGGTGTTGCTTCTGCTGTTCGCCACGGTATAGATCATCAAGATGTACACCCTGTAGTGCGCAAGGCACTACATAGTCTTTTGAATAGATAAGTGAGATAAAATGGCAGACTCTACAATTAATACATTACCATCGCCGACAGAATCATTAGATACTTCTGATAAATTCATCTATTGGGACTCGAGTGTTGCTATAAGTAATACTAAAAGTGTTACATTGGCCAAATTAAAAACATCCATTGAGCAGTTAGAGAATTTTCCTGCAGCCAATGGTTTTGAAACTGTTGCAGGGTCTGCTGTTGGTGTTGCACTATCTACATCAAAAAGAGTAGCTTATCTTACAACCACTACGGGTAATGCAAAGTTCACTCTAGGTGCACCAGTAAATGGTTATGGTGATTATAAAGAGATTGTACTTACATCTAGGGGTGACCCAGCATTGGTTACATTAGGTGCAGCACTTACAAAATCAGTGGGTCAGGCTGGTACTTTAACTTTCAACGAAATCGGATCCAGTGTAACATTAAAAAGTCATAATGGTAAATGGGTAATCGTTGGTTTTTATAATGTAACTGTTGCATAATATGGATTTTAATTTCGCTCAATATTCAATGAAACATTATGATAATCCTCATTGTCGTACACATGAGGAATTTTTATCTGATTGTTTTAAGTTTGTAAATATTAGAAAGATGTTAGGTAAAGATAAATCAAATACTCACCTAATTCTTAATAATATAGTTGTACTTTATAATGTATTTGAGCGATATCCATGTACTGTTATGTTATTTCATAAAGTACCACAAGAACACTGGCACAAATTAAAAACATTTCTAGTATACCTTAATACAATGCCAGAAGTTATTCCAGAACTCAATATTAAATCGGTGGATATAAATTTATGCTCGAAAACAGTAAGCGATCTGAGGAAAATCTAATTGAGGATGTACCTTCTACTAGTACAGCAAATGTACCAAGTACACAGGAACCACTTAAACCTCTAAGTAAACAGCCAACGAAAAAGGTATATACTAGAAGTCAATTTAAGGAGAAAATGAATGTTAAGTAGTTTATTATTATCTCCAAGAAATATAATCATCGGTATATTAATACTTTCATTATTAACGTGTGGTATTGTCATTAAGTCTCAAAGGTCTACTCTAGATGGATTAAGAGTAACTCTTGGTGAATATACTCAAGCAAATAAAACTCTAGCAGATTTAACTAGAACTCAAAATGATAAGATACACGAAATGGGTTCTAATTTAGAACAGTTACAGTCTAGACTTAATAAAACTAGAGAGGAAAATTCTAAATTAAATAGTGCTATAGATAAGTTAAAAACTGATATTATTATAAGTAAACCAATTACTTCCTGTGAATCAGGGTTAACTGAAATGAGAATTGTACAAGATAAGGTCAAAGAAATATGGACTACAAGAAAACTGCCTTAATTTGTGTTGCTATTTTTTTGGTAGCATGTAATCCAGTTAGACCAGATCAACCATGTGGAGATATTCCAGTTTGGAAAGCACCACAGATAGATGTACCGGAAAGGCCTACTTTGAGAGGTTCTACTGAAGGTTTACAGACTATTAGGTTGATGGAACTAGATGTTATTGATCTTACTCAATATTCAATCAAGTTAGAGAATATTATTAATACAATAAAAGAGTATAAACCGGATACTATTAAATAAGATCATTGGTTTATACCGTTGGTTTGCCAAATTTTTTAAGGAGTAATTTTAATGACTTTATACAGTCCAGGAGTTGAAGTTAAGGAAAAAGATTTTTCCACTATCGTTCCTACAGTTTCAAGTGGTATTGGTGGTGCAGTTGGTCGTTTTACACGCGGTCCAGTAATGACACCAATCCTAGTAACATCAGAAAGTGATCTAGTTAATATCTTTGGCTCACCACAGGATAATGTTACTGCTAACGATTGGTTCAATATTGCAGAATTTTTGCGCTATACAAATAAGTGTTGGGTTGTTCGTGCAAACAATGCAGCTAACTTAAATGCTGTTGCTACAGGTAGTGCAGTTTCAATCGATGATTCTACAGATTTCTATAATCAACAAGCTTCATTGGTTGCTAATGGTTCATTTATCGCTAGAGATTCTGGTTCACTAGGTAACTCTATCGAAGTTGTTGCCATGGACTTTACCTCTGGTGCAAATTATGCTAATTATGGTTTTACTTACAAGCCAAGCGAAACAGAATATGTAAAAAATCTAGTATTGGCTGGTGATGCTGTTGCTAAGAAAGATGAACTACACATTGCAGTTATCGATAAGCTAGGTAAGTATTCTGGTACGCCAGGAACCGTACTAGAATCTTTCCAAGGTCTTTCTAAGGCTTCTGATGCTAAGAACTTCCAAGGTCAATCTACATACTATGTAAATTATGTAAATAACAATTCAAAGTATGTTTATGCTGCAAATTCAATTCTAGGTACAGTTACAACTTCAGCTACAGTTCTAGCTATTGGCACAACTGCACTAGACCTAGTTGCTACTTCAGGTAAATCATTTGCTGATCTAGGTGCTTCTTCTACAGCTGCACTATACGACGTTACACTATCAGGTGGTGCTGACGCTGCTGCTTCTGCTTATACACAGGCAAACATTACTGATGCATACGATCTTCTAGCTAATACAGAATTGTATGATGTTAACCTATTCCCACTAGGTGCATTCGGTGGTCTATCTGGTTATGCAGGTGCTGGTCCAATCGAAACTTACGTTGTGCAGAATGTTGTATATGCTCGTAAAGATGCAATGGCATTCGTAACTCCACATGCTAATGGTCTACCACTAACTGGTGCTAATACTTCTGCAGTAGTTACAGCAACAACAAACTTCAAAGAAACAACTGTTAACCTATCTGAAATGTATGCTCAATATGCAGTTATGGATACAGGGTTCAAGTGGATCTATGACAAATATAACAGCAAGTACCGTTGGGTTCCACTAGCTGGTGACATCGCTGGTCTATGTGCCCGCACAGATGATATTGCTGATCCATGGTGGTCCCCAGGTGGTTTCAATCGTGGTGCTGTTAAGAATGTTATCAAGCTATCACTAAATCCTAACCAAGCTCAACGTGATATTCTATATCCAAAGGGTATTAATCCAGTTGTTAGCTTCCCAGGTCAGGGAGTTGTACTATTCGGCGATCGTACAATGACAACCAAGCCAAGTGCATTTGACCGTATCAATGTACGTCGTCTATTCAATATCCTAGAGAAGGCTATTGCAATTGCAGCTAAGTATCAACTATTTGAATTTAATGACTCTTTCACAAGAGCTCAATTCAAGAATATGGTTGAGCCATACCTACGCAATATTCAAGGTCGTCGTGGTATTACAGACTTCATGGTTCTATGTGATGAAACAAATAATACCGGTATTGTCATTGATAGCAATCAATTCGTTGCAGAAATCTTCATCAAACCTGCTCGCTCTATCAACTTCATTACTCTGAACTTTGTTGCAACTCGTACTGATGTACAGTTCAGCACATTGATCGGCGCTTAAATAAACCATCGGGGATCCTTGTGATCCCCAATTAGGAGAATTACATGAGTATTTTAGATTTTAAAAGTAATCTACTTGGTGGTGGTGCCAGACCTAACCAGTTCAAGGTAGAATTAACTTTCCCATCATTCGTTTCTGGTGGTTCAGATGCAGGTCGTAAGGCTCAGTTCCTTTGTACCGCTGCTTCCCTACCAGGTTCTTATCTAGGTGTTGCTTCTGTGTTTTATCGTGGTCGTGAAGTAAAGCTACCAGGTGAACGTAACTTCGACAACTGGCGTATCCAGATCGTCAACGATACAGATTTCTCTGTACATGACGCATTTGAAACTTGGCAGAATTATATCAATGATGTAAAGAACAATAGTGGTATTACTAATCCTAACATGATTACTGCTCAAATGGCTGTACATCAACTAGATCGTAATGGTGCTACACTAAAGAGTTATAATTTCGTAGATTGTTGGCCAGTTAATGTAAGTGATATTCAACTAAACTTTGGTGCTAATAACCAAGTTGAAGAGTTCTCTGTTGAACTAGCTTATGCTTACTGGGAAACCAAGAAGTCATCTACTTCTATCGGTGGAAACATTGGTATAAATACTCCTTTTGGTGGTTTCGGTGTAGGGATTTAATCCTTACATTTTATAAAGGAAATATATGTTCAGTGACGGGCTTAACCTATTTGGATTACAAATCATCCCTCAGAAGAAGGATGGTAATAATTCAGCAGCTCTTGCTGCACCATTGGATGATGACGGTTCAGTCAATGTATCCTCTGCTGCAGCTTATTATGGTGTGTATATGGATATGGATAACGCAGCCTCTAAAAATGAGGCTGCTCTTATCCAGAAATATAGAGAGATTTCACTATATCCTGAAGTAGAACAAGCAATACAAGATATTGTCAATGAAGCTATCCCTATGGAAGATTCAGAGCAATATGTAGAAGCACTATTGGATGAAACAGAATTATCTGATAATCTAAAAACTCTAATATCAAAAGAATTTGAGCATGTTCTTGCACTCATGGATTTCCGTGATGTTGGTGCAGATATATTCAAGCGTTGGTATGTTGATGGTAGAATTGCTTATCAGATTATTGTCGACAAGACAAATCCTAAAAAAGGCATTACAGAATTAATTCCTCTAGATGCTACTAAGGTTCGTAAGGTTAGAGATATCAAGCGAACAAAGACAGAATCTGGAGTAGATGCAATTACAGATATTTCTGAGTATTTCTTGTACTCCGAGTCTGGTTTTGCTCAACAAAATAATACATCTACTACAACACAGACTGGTGTAAAGATCAGTAAGGATGCTATAGCATACTGTTCAAGTGGTTACATGAATACTAACAATGGTACAGTATTAAGCTATTTGGACAAGGCAATTAGACCTGCTAACCAACTTCGTATGTTAGAAGATGCATCAGTAATTTATATGCTAGCTAGAGCACCAGAACGTAGAATTTTCTACGTTGACGTTGGTAATCTGCCTAAGGCAAAAGCTGAACAATACATGCGTGAACTTATGAATAAGTATCGCAATAAGATGGTATATGATTCAGTGACCGGTGCTGTAAAAGATGACAAGAAGTACATGAGTTTATTAGAGGATTTCTGGATGCCACGCCGTAACGGTAAAGGTACAGAAATCGATACTCTACCTGGTGCTTCTAACCTTCAAGGTCAACTAGATCAAGTAGACTATTTCCAGAAGAAATTGTGGGCTGCAATGAATGTACCACTTTCTCGTATGCAACCTGATACTGGATTCTCCATTGGTCAGTCCCAAGAAATTTCTCGTGACGAAGTAAAGTTCCAGAAGTTCATCGACAAACTTCGTATGAAGTTCTCTGGACTATTCTATGATCTACTAAAGACTCAACTTATCCTTACTGGTGTTTGTAATGACGTTGAGTGGGAAGACCTAAAGGAAAAGATTAAATTTAAGTTCCAAAGAGATAATTACTTCTCTGAACTTAAGAACCTAGAAATTCTACAATCTCGTATGGCTATCATGCCACAGGTTGATCCATATCTAGGTAAGTATTTCAGTAAAGATTGGGTACAGCGCAAAATCCTCAATATGACTGATGAAGATATCAGGGATATGGATGAACAGATTGACTCTGAAAAGGGTGATCCTACTGCTCAGCCAACATTCCAAGGTATGCCAATGGATGGCATGGGTGGTGACCCAAGTCAACAAGATTATGGTCAGGATCCTAATGATCCAAACCAACAAGATCCTAATCAGCAACAAGGTCAGCAACCATATGCACAACAGTAAGTTACATGCAGACATCATTTCTATCATGGAAATGAAGAATGACACAATTTCTATGTCATTACCTTTATTCATTCGTTGCTTAGAATGGGCAAAGGAAAATGCTAGAAATGATGTTGATCTACACAGTTTTGCAGAAAATGTTGCTAAAATTAATGGTACAATAACTGTACAAGATTATGACTCTTTGATACCTAAAGGAGCTAAAGGTGAGTGAAGCTAGTATTAGTGATTTTATGAATTCTGTATATACAGGTAACGTTGTAGATGCTGAACAAGTGTTCAATTCTATCATGTCACATAAGATGAATCTTGCAATAGATACTCTAAAGGTTGATTCAGCAGAAACACAATTTGGATTAAATAACTCTAGTGTTTCCAAAAAGGACTAAAATGACAACAATAAATGATCTTTTAATTGCTATATCAGCTAAAGATTCAGTAGCTGCAGAACAAGCACTTAATTCAGTTTTATCTACTAAAATGGCTGATGCAGTTAATTCTATGAAAGAATCTATTGCAGATGATGTTTTTTCCCTACAGGAACTAAGCTCAGATACAGTTAAGAGTTATATCTCTAAGGCATCTGGTATTGAAAACCATAAAGGCTCAGTACCTAACCTAAGAAAGTCTGCTCTAGATAGCTGGCACAAATACATGAGTTCATCTAATGGCAATGTCCGTAGAGATAATGCAAAGCAATTTGAAAAGACTCAAGATAAAGCAGAAAATCGTGCTAAGAATGTAGGTAAGGCTGCAATGAAGCTAGCAAAAGAAGAAGTAGAACAAGAGGTATCAGAATGAAACTACTTGTAGAATTAGCTAACGATCAAGAAGTAGAAGTACTTATTGAAAATACTGCACAAGGTAAGAAATGCTTCTTGGAAGGTAAATGGGCTGCCATTGATGAGGAAGTACGTAATGGTCGTACCTATCCTTCTCAAGTAATGGAAGGTGCTCTTGCTAAATACAATCAAGATTTTATTACAACAAAGCGTGCACTAGGTGAACTAAACCACCCAGCAAACCCAACTGTTAATCTAGATCGTGCTTCACACATCATCGAAAAGCTAGGTATTCAATCAGTCGGCGGTAAGTCTGGTGTTTATGGTAAGGCAAGAATTCTAGAATCTACACCAATGGGTGCAATTGCTAAAGCACTTATTGAAGAAGGTGTACGTCTTGGTGTTTCTACACGCGGTCTAGGTTCTATCGTTGAACGTAATGGTAAAAAGTTTGTTCACAATGACTTTATGCTAAATGCAATCGATATCGTATCAGATCCTTCTGGTCCTGGTTGTTATCCAAATGCTATGTTTGAATCTATTGACTATCAGATGTTAGAAGATGGTAGAATTATTCAACTAGCTGTAGATAAAGCCAAAAAGAAAATTAATGAAGAAGTATTATTGAAAGAAATGTCTAAGTTAATGCTACAACTAACAGGCAAATAAGTTAATAAATAGATTAAAGAAGTGTAAATGATGGATAGTTTATCAAATTCAACAAGATAAACTTAATTGATGATAAATAAGATTTAATAATATTTTAGGAGTTTCTAATGAGCAAATTAGAAGATAAGATTAAAGCTCTATTGGAACAATCCGAAGGTGCGGTTTCAGAGGAAGAACTAAACGAAAAGTTCACCAAGAAAGATGCAGATCAGGATGGTGCCGATAAGGACGAAGATTCTAAGGATGATTCTGACGAATCTAAGGACGATGATCATAAAGAGCCAGATGCAGATAATGCAGGCGGCAAATCTGATGATGACGAAGATGATTCAGACGAAACCAAAGTTTCTAAAGAAAACAAAGTAGAAGTCAAAGAAGAAGTCGAAAAATCTGAAGGAATTAACATGCAAGAACATATTGATGCAATTCTAAACGGCGAAGAACTAACCGAAGAATTCAAGTCAAAAGTTTCAAATATTTTTGAAGCTGCTGTCGAAACTGCCGCTAAGAGCCGTATCGAAGAAGCTGCAGAAAAGTTTGAAGCTGAACTAGTTGCACTAAAAGAAGAACAGCAAGTTCAAATTAACGAAGCTGTTGAAGCAGTACGCTCCGAACTCGAGGAGCAAATTGATGGATTCCTAAATGTTGTTGTTGAACAGTGGGTTGAAGATAATCGAGTTGCTCTAGAACGTGGTATTCAAGTGGAATTAACAAATTCATTTATTGATGGACTTAAGAATCTATTTAAAGAGCATTATGTGGAAGTACCAGATAGCAAGGTTGATGTTGTGGAAGAACAAGCCTCACGTATCTCTGAGCTAGAAGCTACTATCGAAGAAGCTGTTGAAGTTGCAGAATCTCTTTCTGAACAAGTAACAGCCCTAGAGAAAGCCGCAATTGTTGAACAAGCTGCTGCTGATCTAACAGCTGTTGAGAAGGAAAAGTTTGCTGGACTCACCGAATCAGTCGACTTCGTTTCTAAGGATGACTTTGCTGCTAAGGTAAAGACTATCAAAGAAAATTATTTCGGTAATAAAAAGACAGTAACAGAAAGTGTTGAAGTTGCACCTTTAGTTGAAGGCACAATGAATGCTTATGTAACTGCTCTAGCCAAAAATCTTAAGTTTTAATCACAAAAGGAATATAAAATGGAATATCTAAAGCCAGAAGCCCTTGTTGAAAAATGGGCCCCAGTACTAAATCACGATGGTATGGAAGCAATTACTGACACCCATCGTCGTCAGGTTACCGCAGTTCTTCTAGAAAATCAGGAACGTGCTCTACGTGAAGATCGTCAGATGCTAAACGAAGCTGCACCAAACTCTGTTTCCGGTAACGTTGACAAGTATGATCCAGTTCTAATCTCCATGGTTCGCCGTTCTGCTCCACAACTTATCGCTTATGATATTTGTGGTGTACAGCCAATGACCATGCCTACAGGTCTAGTTTTCGCTATGACCGCTCGTTATACCGACAAGAACGGTAACGAAGCTCTATTCAACGAAGCTGATTCTGCTTTCACTGGTACAGGTACACAAGCTGGTTCTTCTCCAGTTAACGGTACAACTGGTCTAGATCCATGGGATGCTTCACCAGGTTACGGTGCAGGTGGTCCAGTTTCTACAGCCGTTGGTGAAGGTGATGTAACTGCTCAGATGTCTTTCCGCATCGACAAGCACTCTGTTACAGCTAAGACCCGTGCTCTAAAGGCTGAATACTCACTAGAACTACAGCAAGACCTTAAGGCTGTTCACTCTATGGATGCAGAAGCTGAACTAAGCAACATTCTATCTACCGAAATCCTAGCTGAAATCAATCGTGAAGTTGTTCGTACAATGTACAAGATTGCTAAGCCAGGCGCTCAAGAATGTACCACCGCTGGTACTTTCGACCTTGACGTTGATGCTAACGGTCGTTGGTCTGTTGAACGTTTCAAGGGTCTAATGTTCCAAATCGAACGTGAAGCTAACCGCATTGCACAAACAACCCGTCGTGGTCGTGGTAACTTCCTACTAGTATCTGCTGACGTAGCTTCTGCTCTAGCTATGACCGGTCTACTAGATTATAAGACTGGCGTTTCTGCTAATCTAAACGTTGATGAATCATCTGTTACTTTCGCAGGTATTCTAAACGGTAAGTACAAAGTGTATGTTGATCCATATGCATCTTCTGCAGTTGGCGATCAGTACGCTATGGTTGGTTACAAAGGTACATCCGCATTCGATGCTGGTCTATTCTATAGCCCATACGTTCCACTACAACTAATGCGTGCTACCGATCCAGCTACCTTCCAGCCTAAGATTGGTTTCAAGACCCGTTATGCTCTATCTGGTCACCCACTAGGTGGTCTAGGTGATCTAGCTCAGCAACAAGCTAGCCAGACCCTAACCGCTCAATCTTCTGCTTACTACCGTTTGCTAAAGATCAGCAACCTAGCCTAAGTTTTACTAGGTGTAATATCAAAAAGGGACTTCGGTCCCTTTTGTTTTGTCTGTAATATTTGACAAAAACTCTAGTTTTACTAATATATTGTACAACTCAAAAAACTCTGATATAATCGACTTGTGAGGTCGATGATGATTAAAAGAATTACTAGATACTAAGAAGAAAACTGATACTATCTAGATGTATACCATTAGAGTTACTTTAAGTATCCTAATATACCTTTAATGATACAAATAAGGATTCTTAAAGAGTCCTTTTATTTTGTCTACTAATACATTAAATAGTGTATTATTACTAGTAGGATTAAATTATGTCAGTATGTTATCCTCACCCACAAGGTGATATATCGATGCCAGATGGTGCAGTTGTTAACTATGATGGCGTGCCAGATACTAGCTTCAGATTGATATTTCCTAAATTACCATGGGTAGTATTATTCATGCAGGGATTTCAGATGCCTGGGTTTAGAGTACAAGAAGTTACTCGAGTTACTCCATATGTCGACATGAATGAGATTGGTGAAAAGATTGTGTATGAACCATTCACTGTTACTTATTTCGTAGACTCTGGTTTAAAAAATTATAAATCAGTCTACGACTGGACAAAGAGAATGTCCGTTGCTGGTACATCAGTAGGTGAATCCTCAGAAGCCATTCTTGTAATTAATGGAGTTGAAATGATTAGGTTTAATGGATGTTGGCCTATGAGTACTACAGGCTTTAACTTCGAAACCACAGGCTCCGACGTCAACTATCTAAGGGCATCGACCACTTTTAATTATGACTACTACGAGTTCTTGAACGATCCAGAACCAATTTACATGAATAATTGACAAAAAGTCTTTCCTGATCTATAATAGATCATCTAATGTAGAAGGAGAGACTTATGTCTTTTGATATTTCTGTAGTCCTTGAAGAGTGGAAAGTAGATAGTACTATGACTGAAACAAAGGTCGTAGAAGAACTACTTCGTACACCAAATCTCCATGCTAAGTATCTCCAGTATTTCCTATACTGTAAAGCAAAGATGAGTAATGCTGATGCTAACTTTAATCGCTTAAAGGGAGTAAAGCGCAGATACTATAAAGGAGAAATGACTCTCCAAGAATTGCAACAGCGTGGTTGGGATCAATATCAAGGTCTTAAAATGTCCATGTCTGAATTCAATAACATGGTTGAAATGGACGATGACCTTATTTCCTTACAGGAAAAGGTAGATTATTGGAAATCCAATATACAGATCCTTGAATATATCATGCGCCAGATCCAATCCCGGGATTTTCAACTTAAAGCAATCGTAGATTATAAAAAATTCATTGAAGGTAACTAATGTCTGATCTAAAAATAAAAAAGAAAAACGAGACATATCTTTATATTGATTGTGATAGAGGAATAGCACAAGAACTATCTGATCATTTTTCCTTCTTTGTTGAAGGTTATAAGTACATGCCTAAATTCAGAGCAGGTCTATTTGATGGTAAAATCAGACTGTTCAATTTACAGACAAGTTCAATTTATGCTGGTTTATATCCAGATATTATTGAGTTCTGTAAAGCGCAAAATTATACTCATGAACTTATTGATAGTCCAGCTTATGGTTTACCTGGTTCCATAGAAAATGTTACACCTGACGATATTAAGTCTTTTGCTGATACTTTAGATATTCATTCTCGTGGAGAAAAGATTGAGTACCGGGACTATCAACTTAATGCTATTTTTCATGCTTTAAAGTATAAGCGCAAGACAATCTTAAGTCCTACAGGTTCTGGTAAATCTGCCATTCAATATTTTATTGCTAGATATTTGACAGAACAAGATTTAAAGGTGCTTATTGTTGTACCAACTACTCAGCTAGTACATCAAATGTACTCTGACTTTGAGGACTATAGTTCAGAAGATGAATGGGTAGCTAAAGATAATGTTACTAAGATCATGGCTGGCTATGAAAAATCAGCTAAGTCTCCAATCACAGTAAGTACATGGCAATCTATCAGCAAATTACCAGCACCGTGGTTCAATCAATATGATGCAATTCTTATTGATGAATGTCACCTAGCTAAGGGTAAGGAGATATCTGGTATCCTAGAAAAAGCAACAGATGTTTCCTATAGATTAGGGTTCACTGGATCCTTAGATCGTTCTAAGACTAACCAGCTAGTCATTAGGGGAATTTTTGGTGATGTTATCAAGGTATCAACAACAAAGAAGTTGATGGATGATGGTCACCTTACACCTATCAATATCAAAGCAATTGTACTGAAATACAATAAAGATACAAAGGCCCTTCTTGCCAAGAACAAAGACTACAAGAAGGAAGTAGATTTCCTTGTAGCACATGACCGTAGAAATAAATTTATCCGAAACCTAGCACTTTCGCTGGAAGGAAATGTCTTACTATTGTACACTTATGTTGAAAGTCATGGAGAAGTCTTATATAATATGATCAAAGAGAAGGCTGGTGATCGTAAGATTTTCTTCGTGCACGGTGGAGTAGATTCTACTGAACGGGATGAAATCCGAGAGATCATGGAAAACAATAACAACTGTATCCTTATCGGATCCGTTGGTACAGTTTCCACTGGTGTTAACATTAGACAGATACACCATGCAATTTTTGCCTCTCCAACTAAATCTGCAATTAGGGTAATCCAGAGTATTGGTCGTGGTTTGAGATTGTCTAAAGGTAAGAAGGAATTTGTACTTTATGATATTGCTGATGCCTTGAATGTATCCAAGACTAAGCGCAATTTTACATATGGACATTTTATTGAAAGATTATCCATATATACTGAGCAACAATTTGATTATAACATTGTGGAATTGGATATTGAGTGACTAATCTTTATGTAGTAAAAATGAAAACCGGGGAGACCATTTTTACAGAAATGGTCGTTGATGCTAAAAATGAAAATATTGTAATGTTTAGTTATCCTTTCATTATAAAGCATGTTGATAATTCTACACTTATGGCCACTCCCTGGCTACCTTATACGAAGGAACAACTGTTCCCCGTTGCAACAAACAACTTATTGACACTTGGTAAGTTGAATAATGAGTTTGAAAAATACTACATAAAACTCGTGAGAAATTATGTAGAAGCTGAAACTGAAACCAAAGTCGATTCGACTGAGGATAACTATAAACTTAAAATGCACTGAGGTATTATTATGAGTCGTGAAAAAGTATTCTATGTAAGTAATAAAGAATTGTTTGCAGCATATATGGCATGGTATGCTAAAATTGCTGAAGCCAAAGAGGCTGGTTTAGAAGAACCACCTTTACCAAATTATATTGCTGAATGTATGATGAAGATTTGTCGCCGATTATCCTATCGACCAAACTTTGCTAATTATTCATACCGTGACGAGATGATTTCTGATGCAATTGAAAATTGTGTAAAGAAAGCTCAAAAGTTTAATCCTGAGAAGAGTGATAACCCTTTCTCCTATATTACTACAATTGCATATCATACATTCGTAAATCGTATTACTACTGAAAAGAAGCAGGCTGCTATCAAGGGCCGACTAATTTCAGAAATTGATTTAAATGATATCATGGACTGTCAGGATCACGATAGTGGTGAGCATAATATTCATGCACAGTTTGTAGATTATCTAAAGGAAAACTCATACTTGGTAAATGCTAATGTTGTAGCTCAACCAAAGAGAGTATCTGTAAAGGAAAGTGACGAATTTAACCTCACAGAATTTGAGGTATAATATGTCAAAGATTGTAGTATTGGGTGACCTACACATCGGTGCTAGAAATGCATCGATGCCAGTAGCACAACACCAGTTAAAATTTCTTAGCGAACAACTAATCCCTTATTGTTTGGATAATGGTATAGACACCATTTTTCAGCTTGGGGATTCTTTTGACTCTAGAAAATTTACATCCCACACAGTCTTCCATGAATGGGATCAAAAGTTTTTCCAGATTCTTCGGTTATACGATATCAAATTCCACATGTTGCTTGGTAACCATGATATCGCTACAAAGAATACTTTAGAGATTAATAGTCCAAGTATTTTCCTCTCTAAGTATGATAACATTCACATTTATGATCGACCAAAGAATGTAAACTTTGGTGGTATAGATTTCTTGTTCATGCCATGGATAAACATCAACAATCATGGATTATCCTTTGAAGCGCTAGAATCAGCGCCAGATATGGCTTGGGTACTTGGTCACTTTGAAATTGAAAACTTCGAAATGCACAGAGGTCAAGTATGTACAGATGGTATTTCTGCTTCTACTTTTAACCGCTTCGATACAGTCCTATCTGGTCACTTCCATACCAAATCATCTAAGGGTAATATCAGATATGTTGGTACTCCCTACCAAATGACTTGGATCGACCATGGTGAAGACAAAGGTTTCCACGTAATAGACACAGATACTAAAGAACTTACATTCATCAAAAATAAATTTGAACTTTTTAACAAAATTTATTATGATGATAGAGATGCAGAATTAGGTTACCATAAAACAATCGATCTATCTGGTGTTGAAGATAGCTATGTAAAAATCATGGTACTGAGTAAAACTCAACCTTATGAGTTTGAAAAGTTGATGGATCGATTTAATGGTATTCCTACCCTTGACCTAAAGGTAGTAGAAGATCTGTCAGAAATGTCTGACTCTGTAGATGATTCTGCTCTAAAGATGGAAGATACTATGTCGCTCATCGATTCTTACATTGATGGTGCTGATATTTCTCTTAATAAGGAAACTGTGAAGAAGATTATGCGTACTTTATATTTGGAGAGCTTAGAGGTTTTATCTTGATAGTTTTTGAAAAGGTAACATATAAAAATTTCCTATCTGCTGGTAATGTTCCTATCGAAATTTGGCTCAATGCTAGACATATGACACTAATTAACGGTAAGAATGGTGCTGGTAAGACTATGTCCATGGAGGCCATTACTTACGGCCTCTTTGGTGTACCTTATCGTAATATCAATAAACCGCAACTTATTAATTCCATCAACCAAAAGCAGATGGAAGTTACTATTGAATTTACTACTAACAGTAAGACTTATAAAGTAGTACGAGGTATGCGACCTGGTATTTTTGAAATCTACGAGAATGGAGAATTGATTAATCAGGATCCATCCATCAAGGACTATCAAAAAGTACTAGAGCAACAAATCCTTAAAATGAATTACCGTGCATTTACTCAGGTTGTCGTTATGGGATCTAGTAGCTACATTCCATTTATGAAACTAAGTGCAGGTGCTCGTAGGGAATTTATTGAGGACTTGTTGGACATTAGAGTTTTCGGCATCATGCAGCGTACTCTAAAGGACAAACAAAGAACTCTTGCTGATGATCTAAAAACTATTACTTTAGAACTTAAATCCTTGAAGGAAAAGATTGTTCTACAGGATTCTTTTGTTAAGAAGCAACTAAAAGAGCGATCTGAATCTGTAGAGTTGGTTAGAGAGGAAATTTCTTCCTATCAATCTGCTAATGAAAAGATAGTTGCTAAGATAACCAAACTTCAAGCTAAGATTGAGGAATTAAAGTCTAAAGCAAACAAATATTCAAATGTAGATGAACAACTTGCCGACCTTCGTAGGATCAAAAAGAATATGGCAGATTCTTTGAAGAAGGTTGAAAAGGAAAGTACTTTTTACTCAGAGATTTCTGAATGTCCTACATGTAAACAAAATGTAGGTTCTGACCATAAAGACCACATCCTTGTTGCAATTAAAGAACAAGAGGAATCTATCGTTCAAAGTCTTACTTCTATCGAGGAAGATGTTAAGCGTGTAGAAAGTAGGTATAATGAATGGACAGAGTATGAAAATGAAATTTCAGCTATAAATTCTGAAGTATCTGCAGAAAATCGTACAGTATCAATCAATCAAGAACTTATCAAGCAAAAGCTGAGGTATATTGAAAAGTTAAACAGTGACACGGATTCTATTGATGAGGAAAGATTAAAGTTAAAACAGCTAGCAAAGGATGCTGTAACTACATCTGATCAAAAAGATAAGTTATCTGTAACAAAGCAATATTATGATGTTGTACAGATGTTACTTCAGGACTCAGGTATCAAGTCCAAGATTATCAATCAATACATCCCAGTCATTAACAAACTCATCAACAAATACTTAACAGATTTGGACTTCTTTGCCAACTTTAATCTTGACGAGAACTTCAACGAAGTGATAAAATCTAGGTATCGGGATAATTTTTCCTATGAGTCTTTCTCTGAAGGTCAGAAGTTGAGACTTGATCTAGCCATTATGTTTACGTGGCGAGAGGTTGCTAAACTCAAGAACTCCGTAAATTGTAATTTACTCTTCATGGATGAACTTCTTGATGGTAGTGCAGATAACGTTGGTCTAGATATGGCATTGCATCTACTTCGTACTTTCAAGGATACTAACATATTTGTTATTTCCCATCGTGAAGAGGTTGGTGACAAATTTGATGCTACAATCACAATGGACTTGAGAAATAATTTTACATATATAAAGGAGTGATATGGCAGAAGCTGTAAACCATCCAGACCATTACCTAGGTGAGAGGAAGTATGAACCAATCGAAGTAATCGAAGCGGGTGACTTAGATTTCTCTATAGGTAATGCACTAAAGTATCTGTCAAGGGCTGGTAGAAAATCAGATGAAGTAGAAGATGTAAAGAAGGCTCTATGGTATATTAATCGTGCTATTGTGTATGCTGGAAATACTGTCGTGTATGCAAAACCTTACAATAAGCATTACATCGATGGAGTGTTGACAGACTGGAAACAATCTGATAAAATTAGAAAGTCAACAAGGTATATTTTAGAAGGGAATCTGGATGCAGCATCCGTTGCTCTAGAGTGGTATTTGAGTGAAGTAAACTTTAAAATGGAGAAGTAAACATGGAACTATCAAAAACAACAGTCGACATCCTATCTTGCTTTAGTGGGATTAATACAAATCTAGTTATTCGTGAAGGTAATGTGATTTCTACAAAGTCACAGAATTCTACAATTTATGCAGAATTTGAGGGTGAAGATACTTTCGACAAACAGGTTTCTATTTTTAACCTAACAGAATTCCTTGGTGCATATGCAGCTTTTACCAAGCCAGAACTTATCCTAGATGATAAGTATTGTACAATCAAAGAAGGTCAACAGAAGGTCAAGTATGTTTATGCCGATGAGTCACTCTTGACCATTCCTAACAAGTCTGTTAAACTACCTAGTACTGAAATCGAATTTCAACTAACCGCAGATGACCTAGCAAAACTAATCAAGATGGCCGGTGTACTAGCGGTTGATGATCTTGTGTTTGTTGGTGACGGTAAGGGTATTGTTGCTAAGGTTTGTGATGACAAGAATCCAACAGGTAACTCTTTCGATATCGGACTAGATGCATCTACAGATCTAAAGTTCAATGTAAAGTTGAAGGTCGACAAGCTAAAGATGCCAAAGGGTGCATATAATGTCAAGATCAGCAACAAGAAGGTTGGTCAATTTACTCACATGGAACTAAAACTCCGTGTTATGATTGCACTAGAAACTTCTAGCTCTTTTGAATAACAACAAATAAGTAGTGAGTTTGATAAAGCTCCATTTCGATAAATAAACATGTCACCGTTTAAACATCAAATAGGAGCTTTATCATGTTTATTTATACACCATTTACTTACTTAATTGGTTGGTCTTCTAATAATACTTATTACTATGGAGTAAGATATGCTAAAACAGCACATCCATCAGAACTCTGGACAGTTTATAAAACTTCTTCACCAATAGTAAAAAAGTATGTTGAAGAATTTGGAGACCCTGACATATTAGAAGTTAGAAAAACTTTTGATAATGCTGAAAGTGCAAGAGATTGGGAAACAAAGGTATTATGTAGGATAAATGCAGCCGGCAGGAGTGACTTTCTAAATCAACATAATTTACCTGCACCACCTACATTTTCTGGGGATGAAAATCCATCAAAAAGACAAGATGTTAGGAAAAAGTTATCAGATCAAAAGAAAATCAATAATCCTATGAGTGATCCTATAATAAGGTCTAATGCAACAGACTCGCTCAAAAGGACAAATATTGAAAAATTCTTAGCGAAGAGACAATTATCTAAGAACTCCAAAGTTACGGCACTAAGATACTTTAATGACTGTGTTGCATTATATCCTGATAATTTTGTCGACATTCAATGTAAATTGCTAGGATTAATTGAAGAAATTGACCAATGGTTAATTGATAATACTCCAAGTAAAGAAGAACTCAAACTTGCTAAGGGACGAGCTATAGCAGCAGGTAAGTTAAAAAATGGCAATAAAAAGTGGTACCATGATCCTATTACTTTAGAAACTAGACCATTTAAAGAAGGAGAACAACCATCAGGCTGGGTGTTGGGTATGATAAAAAATACTCCGAACAATAATACACCCGAAGTCAGAAACAAATTAAGTAAAGCACAAAAGGAATATAGAGCAAATGAATCTGAGGATAAGAAAAATTCTAGATTAGCTAAATTTTATGATACTATTAATGAACGTAGAACTCTAAATGAAGAAGGAACTAAATTATGAATGTTGATCATTTCTTGTGGGTTGAAAAGTATAGACCTAAAGACGTAGAATCATGTGTTTTATGTAGTGATACAAAAAAGATTGCACTAGCATTTGTTGCTCAAGGCAGAATTCCTCATATGTTACTATCTGGTGGTGCCGGCACTGGTAAGACTACTCTAGCCAAAGCCATGTGTAACATGGTAGGAGCAGAGTGGATTATCATTAATGCTTCACATGATAATGGCATCGATACTATTCGCACTAAAATTTCACAATTTGCATCCACTGTTTCTTTTTCTGATGCAAAGAAAGTAGTTATTTTAGATGAAGCAGACCATATTACTCCACCAGCGCAAGCCGCATTGAGGGGCATGATGGAAGAATACTCTGCGAATTGTACATTCATTCTTACCTGTAACTATAAAAATCGAATTATTGATGCTATTCATTCTCGCTGTAAGTGCATCGATTATAAGATTCCTACTACAGAAAAACCAGAATTGGCTGGTGCATTCTTTAAACGTGTATGCAATATCCTTGATGGTGAGAGTATTGAGTATGACAAGAAAACTGTAGCTGAACTTGTTCAGAAAAACTTCCCAGACTTCCGCCGTTGTTTAAATGAACTACAGTCATATTCTGCTTCTGGTAAGATTGACTCTGGTATTTTGTTGAACATGAATGATGAATCCTTTAAGGTTCTAATTTCTGCTCTTAAAAATAAGAAGTTCACAGAAATGCGCAAATGGGTTGCCAATAACAAAGACATCGATACTACCATCCTCTTTAATGACTTCTTTGAAAAGGCAGAAGATTTACTAGAACCTAGTTCTGTACCTAATGTCATTCTGTACATGGCTGACTATCTGTTCAAAGCATCATTTGTTGCAAACCAAGAAATCAATACTACTGCTTTCTTGACAGAACTTATGATGAACCCAGCTATAAAGTGGAAGTAATATGAAACTCTTTGATGTTGTCAATGGCATTAATTCCCATGAAGGTGACATTGATGAAATGGTGGCGGCATACAATCCGTGGATGATAAACAGTGCTCTCTCCATGAACAGAGAGACTGTTTTATTTGCTAATGAAATGAATCGTTGCTATGATCTTACTAATCGCCAACAATTCTTATTCTACTGGGGAGTTGTACCAAAAGGAAAAAGATTTGGTAAATGGCAAAAGCAAGACGAAACCGAAGAAGATATAAATAACATTGCACATGTCTATGGTGTCAATCTTCGGTTGGCTGAGCAATACTTAAAACTATTAACCGCCGATCAATTGGAAATTATAAGAACAAAAAATATGAAAGGTGGAAAATATGGAACAGGTGGGAGTAAAGGTAAAGCTTAAAAAGCCAGAGGACTTTCTTCTAGTTAGAGAGACATTAACTAGAATTGGGATTGCACCACGAGGCAAGAAAGTACTTTATCAATCTGCTCACATTCTCCATAAACGTGGAGAATATTATATTTGCAATTTCAAAGAGTTATTCTTACTTGATGGTAAGAAATCAACTATTACTGATGAAGACTATGAGCGCAGAAATCTTATAGTTGACCTTCTAGAAGGTTGGGGACTTATTGATGTTGTAGATGAATGGTTTGAAGAAGTAAACCTAGCAAGCATGAGTACTATTAAAATTATTCCACATTCAGAAAAGAATGATTGGATTCTTGAAGCAAAATATACATTAGGAGCTAAAAAATGGACAAAGTGATTACACTAGAATTTTCAATTGCAGAAGTTAATGCTATTCTCGGTGCTCTAGCACAGAAGCCTTATGCAGAAGTAGCAACACTACTTACTCGTATTAAGCACAGCGCTGAACTTCAAGTAAATGGTGATCAACCACAAGAGGCTACAGATGGCACTGAGGGCTAATTTTAAGACAGATACACATTCCGTAACCGATGCCTATATCAAGATTGTAGAAATCTGGGGTAATAAGGGCGGTTGGAATGCACGAGTTGGTGTATTCAGCAATGAAGCTGATCAAGTACCAGCTACTGTTTTTATTGTATCTACTGAGTATGATGAAAGTGTAAATCCTTTCGTTTCAGTATATAAAAAGATTGAGTCTATTTCTGCTCTTACTGATGTAAGACACAGTGATGGACAATCTGCACCAGCTTTACCAGTTGTTGAGGTTTCTGAGGTTCAGGAAGAACCAAAGAAAAAGGCTGCTAAACCTAAGAAGGCTAAAGCAGCTGAGTAACAGGTTGGGTGGTTCCTGATTTAACCACTCATTTATCGCTATGCCTTAGGGGTAGCTAATTTAACTTGCTTAAAAGGAGCTAAAATGAATCCACATGATCTACTTGCACAAACTTATATTGGGTTTGAGGACTTGTTTAATCGTGCATCAAAATTGACAAAAGTTGGTGGTTTCCCACCATACAACATTGTTAAACTTGGTGAAGATGATGAGTATGTTATTGAGTTATGTGTTGCTGGTTATACAAAAGATGACCTTAAAGTTACACACGACAATCAAAAACTTATCATCGTTGGTGATAAATCAGTTGAGTATGATGAATCTTGGTACATCTTTAAAGGGGTATCAAGTAGAAAATTCACAAAGGAATTTACTCTTGCTGAAGATGTTGTAATTAAAGGATCAAGTCTGAATAATGGTATCCTTAAAATTACACTTGAGAGAGTAATACCAGATGCAAAGAAACCTAAGACAATCTCCATAGATTGATGAACAAGCCCCGAAAGGGGCTTTAATTTGTCTGTTGACTTTATATCCATTCTTTGATACTATGTACTCACGGTGAGATAAGGAGACTGTGATGAACCCTATGGTGATTGAACTTTCAAAATGTGAATATATCAAACATGCTAAGAAGATGTTACTTTCATCCGAAGTCTTCGGTGGTGGGTTTCCTGACTCTTTCATGGTACATTCAAACCATACTGGCCGCTTAGTAAAATTTGAAGTAGATTTAGAAGCTGCAATAAACAATGAATTTTGGGATGGTGAAATGTGTGAATACATCCCAACAGAAGTTCTTCCTAATTGTAAAAGAATTGTAGTACATCATACATACTGAGGGAATAAAATGACAAATCTTACTTTTGATGAAATGTATACTCTGTTTAAACAGAATGTAATTACGAAATCTGAATTTTTTGAGTATCTGTGGGAAATTGCTACCGGAGTTTAATATGTTTGTAAAATTTTGTGCTGATTGTAAGTGGAGTAAAACTGTAGATAACTCATCTTGGGAACTTCGATGTATGAATCCTTACATCAATAAAGATGATTCATGGGCCCTGGGGAAACTTAATCATAATGGTTCTGACTGCCAATCTGAGCGAGCAAAGAAGGGTATTATCGGTTTCTTTTCCGAATGTGGTGTGAAGGGTAAACGATGGGAACAGAAGGATAATGCAGAATAGGTACCTAACTTTAACTTGGACATGGGGTGATTTCGTAGAAGGATTAGAACGACTTAAAGAAAAATTAAGTGAACAACCTCGACCTAAAGCTATATTTGGTTTAGGTCGAGGTGGGTTGCCTTTGGCAACATGTCTTTCTAATCACTTCAATGTTGAGTTGATTCCAATTTCATGGACTCCAACATTTAAAGACAAAGACCTGCTAATAAATTCATTATTGGAACACGATTCAAGTTCTACTATCTGGCTTGTCGATGATCAAATTGTCACTGGTAATACGATGTGGGAAATCAACAGTTGCATCAATATTCACCCATTCAGTAGGTCTGCAGTTAAGCCAAGGCTGTTAGCAGTTGTCCTAGAAAATAATTGTGATACAGCTATACCGTATGATATAATTAGTAGTATATCCTATGATTTGTCAAAGGATAGTAGAAGTAGAATTTTTCCTTGGGAGAAGTAATTGTCAGAATTTTATACTTATGTAAACCAGTGGGGAAATAATATCCTATATCGTGGCATCAAAAACGGTAGGGATGTTATTCTCAAAACTCCTTTTTCTCCTTCTCTGTTCACAAAGTCTAAGTCTAAAGACACTGAATGGAAGTCAATTTACGGTCATCCTATGGATGAAATTGTGTTCCCAGATATTCGGGATGCAAAAGAATTCTGTAAAAAGTATGATAGTGTTTCTGGGTTTGAAATCCATGGCATGCAGAATTTCCAATACCAGTATATCGCAAATAAATTCCCAGGTGAAGTCAAATACTCTTTGACTGATATGAATATTGTAACAATCGACATTGAAACTCGTGTAACGGACAGCCAAGGTCGACAATCTTTCCCAGATATCCAAAAGGCAGATAATGAAATTCTGCTGATTACTTTGTTTGATAAACATACAAAGAAAGCTACAACATTTGGTGCTCAGCCGTGGGATAAGAGTAAGTGTTGCTTAGAAGCAAAAGATATCCTAAAAGACATTGTTGTGGACTATCGTTGTTATGATTCAGAATATGCAATGATGTCTGCATTCATCGATTTTTGGTCTAGTAATTATCCACATATTGTTACTGGCTGGAATTCTGAGACATTCGACTTCCCATATGTCTGTAACCGTATTGCCAAAATCTTCGGTGAAGATAAGGTAAAACAGCTGTCTCCTTTTGGCATCGTTAACGAAAAGAAGATGGAAATATTCGGTAAAGATGTACAGATGTTTGATATTGTTGGTATTATTGATGCCGACTTGCTAGTTTGTGTAAAGAAATATACATACGGCAACAGAGAATCCTATTCGCTAGAGTATGTTTCTACTGAAGAACTTGGTGTTGGTAAGTTACCACATCATGGTACGTTCCGTGAACAATATGAAAACCACTGGGCAGATTTCGTTGCATATAATATCATCGACTGTTTGCGAGTTGACCAGCTTGATGAAAAGATGCAACTGATCAGTCTATTGATGGAAATTACCTATACAATCAAATGTAATGCTAAAGATACCTTCGGTACAGTTAAACCGTGGGACATTTTCATCTATAACCATCTAAACGGCAAGAAGGTATGTGTACCACCTGGTCGTCATAGTAAGAAAGAACCATTCATTGGTGGTTGGGTTAAACCTCCGCAGCTTGGTATGCATGGTTGGACAGTATCTGTTGACTTTTCGTCACTATATCCTACTATCATTTGTCAGTGGAATATTTCACCAGAAGTATATACTCGATTTAAAGAAACATTTACTATCGACGAATTCATTGATACGATTGATTCTGATCAAGAGTATGTTTCTGAGTATGCAGCCTTCAATAATTTGACAGTGTGTGCTAATGGCACGACATACTCCAAAGAAAGATTGGGATTTTTGCCAGAGATCATTTTGGGACTTTTGGCTACTCGTAAAGTCGCAAAGAACAAAATGTTGCAACATCAACAAGACAAAGAGTCTGGCAACTATACTGATCTTGCAACAATCGAGGCTTTGATTGCATCATTAAACAACAAACAGATGGCGGTGAAGATTCTTAATAACAGTCTTTTCGGTGCTATCGGTAACGTTGCATTTAGATACTATGAGTTGCTCATGGCTGAGGCTATTACTTCCACAGGTCAAGCATCTGATCGTCACCTTGAACGTGCTATTAATAAATTCCTTAACAAGATCCTTAAGACCACTGACTTTGATTATGTTATCGCAGGTGATACTGACTCATTGTACATCAATGTTGATGCAGTTGTAAAACAACACTGTCCACATAAAGATGTTGAAAGTATTACTAAATGGTTGGATGAATTCTGTGAAGGTGTTATCCAACCTGTAATTAACAAGAGTGTCACTTCTATCTTTAAAAAATGTAATGCTCATACCAAGTTGATGGGTGCTAAACGGGAAGCTATTGCTAGTAAGGCACTATGGCAGGCAGCTAAACGGTATGGTATGGTTGTACATAATTCAGAAGGTGTGGATTATAAACCATACAAAATCAAGGTTCAAGGTTTGGACATGGTAAAATCAAGTACACCAAAGATTGTACGAGATGATCTTAAAGAATGTTTGACCAAGATGTTTATCGAAGGTGAACAGGGTATGCAGGATCACGTTCAGAAGGTAAAAGAATCATTCTACAATACTGAACCTGAACTTATTGCTTTCCCTCGTGGAGTTTCTGATCTTGACAAGTATGTCGATGGGCAAACATATAAATCTGGTTGTCCTATCCACGTTCGTGCAGCTATCATGTACAATAATAATCGTACATCGGAGGAACAGACTCCAATTCGCAATGGAGATAAGATTAAGTTCTTGATGTTGAAGTTACCTAATCCTATCAAAGAAAATGTCATTGGTTTCCCTGCTGATGGTCAATTACCAAACAGAGATGTTTTACTTAAGTATGTTGACTATGATACTATGTGGGAAAAGACATTTGTCGCACCTTTGACTGGATTAACAGATGTTTGTGGTTGGAATGTTGAAGAAGTATTTACTTTAGATTGTTAACAGGAGATTATTATGAGTAAGAAAGTGAAAAAAGCACAAGAAACAGAAATTAAGAATTGGGAATTCTATACTGGTTGTGCTATGGGTATACAACTAACTAAGTTCTTTGATGATGATAATGAGGAATTTTATAGTGTATCACTCATGAATGTTTTAGAGTTTAGCGAATCTGGTGAACCATCTAAGGTTGTATTCCAAGAGACTGCTTTAGTTACTGATACGAAGGAAGAAGCAATCGTTATAACTGCACAATCTTTGTCTCCATTTTATGATCTATTCGGTACAGTAGTTGTATTCGATGAAGAAGGAGAGGAACTTGAGACTCTTGATCTGACTGAGGTTGTAGAAGAATACATGAGTGCTGAAGCAGAACCGGTTGTTGATGAAACAAAGCCTCGAGTAACATTCCATTGACCTAAATAGGTTAGTGCAGGGAAACCGAACCTGCACTCTAATATCAAACACGTCGGATTAAATCTAAGGAGAAGTTATGTCATTACTAGAAAAGTTAAAAGCATCTGGATCCATCAAAGGAACAACCGTTGCAGAATCCAAATTCTTTGGTGTAAAAGAATTTGCACCAACAAGAATCCCAATTATTAATGCAGCACTAAGTGGTACATTAGATGGTGGATTATCCTCAGGTCTTACAGTAATCGCTGGTCCATCTAAGCACTTCAAGTCAAACCTAGGGCTGGTTATGGTTCAGGCTTACATGAAGCGACACAAAGATGCAATCTGTTTATTTTATGATTCAGAATTCGGTGTTACTCCAGAGTACCTAGAAGCCCACGGCATTGAATCTGAGCGAGTACTACACCTACCTATCGAGCACATTGAGCAACTCAAGTTTGATATGGCAAAGAAACTTGAAGATATCAAACGTGGCGACAAGATTATTATCTTTATTGACTCGGTTGGTAACCTTGCTTCCAAGAAGGAAGTAGAAGATGCACTAGATGAAAAGTCTGTTGCTGATATGACTCGTGCTAAACAGATGAAGTCACTATTCAGAATTGTTACTCCTCATTTCACAATGAAGGATATTCCTTGTGTTGTAATTGGTCACACTTACGATACTCAAGAAATGTTCAGTAAGAAGGTTCTGTCTGGTGGATGTTTACTTGCTGGTACAAAGATTCAGATGGCTGATGGTACTCTGAAAAATATTGAAGACATTTCTCCTTATGATAAAGTACGTACATTACTTGGTCCTAAAGAAGTAACTCATACTTGGAATCCTGAAACACTAGCAGATGGTGAACCAGAATGCTATGAAATTGAGTTTGAGGATGGATATAAAGTTACTTGCTCTGATAAACATAGATTCATTGTAAACGGTGAATGGGTTGAAGCCAGAAACCTATCAGAGGGTCAAATTGTTAAATCCATTGATGAATATCTTGTTACCTGAATAGTATAATCTCCATTTGTATAAATAACTATATTACACTGCAAATGGAGAATATTATGTACATAGTTTATAAACTAACTTTTAAAACCAGAGAATCTACAAACACATTACCTTGTTATTATATTGGATCCAAATCTAATTGTAAAGTAATAAATGGTGTTATAATAAACGAAGATGGAAGTGAATATTGGAGTAGCTCTAAATCTTCCTCATTTGCTGAGAGTCTAAGTAAAGAATTACCAGAAGTGGAAATCTTATACGAAGGTACATCAGCAAAAGATGTAAATCAGGAAGAAAACAGATTACAGAGATTAGTAAATGCTGATACTTCTCCATATTATTTTAACCAGTTTGTTGCACCAGTTAATAACTTTACTTGGGATAATTATGGTTCATTTAAGCATATAGATTATCCTGAAAAATGCTGTAGATTACCTTTAGATCACCCATTAGTACTCAATAGAACATATGTTGGTGTTACTTATGGTGTAAGACTTACCGAAGAGGAAAAGTTTAAAAGGTATGGTGATGATTTTATGATTGGTGAAAAAAATCCATTCTTTGGTAGAACTCACTCAGATGAAACAAAGAAAGTTTTATCTGAAAAGAGGATGGGTAAAGATTATCGCTCTAGTGATCAAATTGATGAATGGGTTGCTAATATTGCCAAAAAACCTAAATCTGCTGAACATAGAAGTAAGATTGGTAGAAAAGGTTATATTATGCTCAAAAGTGCAATAACTGGCGAAACCATTAGAGTTTTAAAAGAAGAATCTGTAAACTATAATCCAGAAGAATGGAAAAATCCAGCCGCATTTAAAACTGGAATTCCTAATGGATCAAAGTGGTGCAATAACGGTTCAGTTAACTTAAAGATAAAATCAACAGAAGAGTTGCCATTAGGCTATTCTTATGGTAGAATAATGAAAAGGAAAAGTAATGAAAATCAAATCAATTAAGAGTATCGGTAAACAAAAAGTATATGATGTGACTGTTGAGGATGCAGAACACTATGTGCTAGAAAATGGGGTTGTAACACATAATACTGGTCTTTACTATAGTGCAAATCAGATTTTTATGATTGGTCGTAGTCAAGAGAAGGATGGTACAGAAGTCTCTGGATATAATTTTACTATCAATATTGATAAATCACGATTTGTTAAAGAAAAGTCAAAGCTGGCATTCTCTGTTAACTTCGATGCAGGTATCAATAAATGGTCAGGTCTAATGGATTTAGCACTAGAATGTGGTCTAGTGAAGAAACCAAGTAATGGTTGGTTCTCCCATGTAGATGCAGAGACTGGTGAAATCTCCGATAAGAAATGGAGAATGGCAGATACAAATTCTAAGGAATTCTGGCTACCGGTATTACAACAAAAGGCTTTCCAAGATTTTGTTGAGCAGAAATTTAAACTTGCCACTGCATCGATGATGCAGTTTGATGATTCAGAAGATTAACAAAGGCCCGAAAGGGCCTTTTTCATTAAATACTTAATATTTTAACATCTGGGTTTAACAACATGATTTCATTTAAAGAATACTTGTCAGAAGCAAAAAGTAACGCAGCACACATAAGTGCTAAAGATAATACAGCCATAGCAACAGCAGGTGAACATCTAGTTACTCATCATTTACTTACTCATGCTGCAGACAATCACCCAGACCAAAAACATGCTGAGCACTTAAGGAATAAAGCAGCAGAACATTTAGCTGCAGCTAATAAACACTTACACGGTATTGATTCTGGTGTCGTGGCTGATGCTCACGGTAGAGCAAAAGCAGGTGCAGATCACTTCTTAAAGCATCATGCTGATGCTGGTACAATTCATGATGTACATCATACAGCAAAGGCAGGAGATGTTACTAGAGTTACTGGTGTAAAGACAAATCAAACTGATGACCCTGCAGATATGGTTGTACATTTTAAGAAAAAAGATGGACAAGATTATCATAGAGGTATATCATATAAACATAATAAATCTAATACTTTAGGTACACCTGGTCTAGGAAACATCGATTCAAGATTTGGAACAAAGTTACAAGCAATGCACACTGAATTTCAAAATTCTCTAAAGTCAAAATTTGGTGCTGAAACAACTGCAAATAAAGCCAAACGTAAAGAATTAGCAGCAAGTAGTCCTGAAGCAAATGAAATGGCGAAGAAATTTGCCGAGAAGGCAGCAGACCACTATCATGGTGCTTTTAATGGTGCTTCACATGAACACAAATCTGCGCACTTGAAAGAACTCTTTAAAGCCAATTCTAAAATCCATACTGATACTTTAAAGGTAAAGGGAACTGGTGGTGCTTATTCTTCTGAGTTACATAGCCATGAAGATAATAAGTTACACAAAGCAATAAATGATGCTCACCATTTTTCATCTGAAAGAGTTGGATCCACTGTTCATTACTATGCACACGATAAAGATGGTAAAAAGACAAAGCTAGGATTCTCTGAACACAGATTCACACATGGTGGATTTACTTCTTTTGGTTCACCTACACATAGCGCTAAAATAAAATGATCACTTACTCAGAACTTACTGAATCTATCTTTTCCAATCTAGGTGGCTCTAGAGGACATTATAGACACCCAGAGGAATTAGCACTAGATTCAGGAAAATCTGGTGCCATTGCTGCTCATCAGCTATTGCACGATACTGTAAGAAATAGACATCCACTACAAAAGAAGGGTGACGGTTCACTTGCTTTCCATATTGTTACTGATAAGAATGGAAACAAGGGTGTAGCTACAAAGTCAATCGACAATAAAGATGCAAAAATAAATTATTCACATGCTGACATAGAAAAGAATCATGGACATGCTCCAGGATTGGTCAAAAAATTAAAGGTACTATTAGATAATGCATATAAAATTTCTGGAAACAATCGTCACATCTCAGGTGAGTTTCTTTTCACTCCTGATGAAGTTGAACATAACAACGGCAAAGCTTCTTTTAAACCAAACACAATCCGCAACGAAGTTAGCCACCCTGAAGAAGTAAAAAAGATTAAGTCTGCTAAGATTGGTGTTGCTGTACATAGTGCTTTTGATGAATCACATGAGCGCAAGCCTTTGGCTAAAGGTGATGTTGCTAGACACCCAGATGTGTACAATATGAACTTGAGTGCACCAAATATTTCCCCAACAAAGGAAACACATCAACACTTGGGTAATCTTGCTTCTGCTATCAGAAACAGTACACCAGAGTCCTATGCACTAGGTAAGAAGCATGCAGAACATATTAAAACTTACATCAATCAAACTGTAAGGAATGGTACAAAAGCAAACACAACAGACTTTATCAAGCATGTTGCAGCTCAACATCAGAAGGGTATTGATTCTGTAAAAACTGAAAAGTCAAAGTCTGCTAAGACTGAAACCATGAATAATCATATTGCCGAATTGCATGACAATATTGAACATCTAAATCATGTCTTTAATTTACACCATGCAACTGTTGCTGCAAAGAATCATGTAGTTGGTCTTATTGATGCTGCAGATTCTCATGGAAAAGTAACACACCATCTAGAAAATGAAGATGGTAGCTATAGGCAGACTGGTGCAGAAGGTTGGACTTATAATAGTTCACATCATCCATCAGTAAATACACTAAAGTTAGTTAATAGAGAAGGATTCTCCAAGAATAACTTTAATCTAAATGCTAGATTTAAACGAGCACCTGTAAAGGAAGAACTTGAATTATTGGATGAGTCAGTTGAAAGATACAACAAAACCTCTGATCATGCTGTACTTACATTTGGTAGATTTTCACCACCTCATGTTGAACACAGTAACTTAATTCATGCTGTTGCCGACCACGCACAAAAGATTGGTGGTGATGCTCACGTATTCGTAAGTCATTCACACGACAATGACAAGAATCCACTAACAGTATCAGAAAAGATTGCTGTACTTAGAAAAGCACATCCTGAGCATAAGAGGATCCTACATGCTGCAAGTAAGGCTTCTCCTAGTATTTTTACTTCCCTTGCTGATCTACATGCTAAGGGATATAAACATGCAACTGTAGTATTAGGTGATGATCGAACAGACGAAATGAAGTCCTCTTTGGAGAAGTATAATGGAAAGTTTAACAAAGAAGGTAAAGGATATCATTTCGACAGCATCAATGTTATATCCCGTCATGATGTGCATGACCAAAGACATTCTGATGGATCGGATGGTGTACATGCGTCAGATGTTCGTAAGGCTGCTAAAGCAGGTGATGTAGCTACAGTTAAGTCTCAATTACATCCTAACCTATCTAACGGCATGGTTGCAGCTGTTGTTAACAGAATTCAAAAAAGGTCTAGACAAAAATAAAATGTGTGATATAATAAACACATACTCAGGGAACAATTATGATTACATTTAAAGAATACATTGCTGAATCTAAAAAGCCAAAGCATAATTATACCATTGAGAAATCCTATGAGGATGAGGACAACCAAAAGGGTCATAATGGTTGGAACTTATTTCACAATGGAAATTGGTGCTCATTCCACAAACTAAAACGGGATGCTAAATTTACCATGGATTCTGCAATAAAAGATAAGAAATAATGTCGGCATTTAAAGAATACTTGGCAGAGTCAAAGTTAGTTCCTGATAGTATTTCTAAACCCATGACTACCAATGAGTTGATGAATACTATCGGTAAGACTCGTACTAAGGCTTTACTCAATCATCCATACATCCAAAAGCACTTCGGTTCACATGAGTCGCTTGGTATGCCACTTGTACATAAAGTATTGGTTGATAAGTATGGATATCCTGAAGTAATGACTTCTTCTGCTTTTACTTATACTAATCCTCATGGTCAAAAGACAAGAAAGATGGTACGTACAAGTCTCTCTAAAAATGCTGATTCTAAAGTCCATCAAATTCACCTATTCCATAATTATGACAATGAACGTCATCGGGAGAATGAAGGTGGAGGTCCTCTGTGGAGATACAGAGAAAGTTTACACAATGACGAATAAGTTTGACTAATAGTACAAGAGGATCTAAAATAAACATTAGATCCTCTTTTTAAAGGTATATTATGATGCACGTGAATTTGGACAAAGAAGTCGTCCAACAAATTTGTCAAGCTTTCATTGACAAAATGTCCCCAAAGTTCTATAATACAAGAGGTGGTGCTATTGCCGTAGTTTTACATGAATCCACAGGTGAGTCATGGGATAAATTACTTGGTGCTTATTATAATACAATCGACATGGAAGGAGACTGGATTCCATGTAAGTGGGGTGCTGATGGTACCTTCGGTTCTATTAATGAAAATGTGCAACACTCACCTCTTGATCTAATAATGAAACCTGCTGAAACTAAGGATGGTGCATGAGAGAACAAATTGAAAAAGTAATCCTTGAGTCTCTACTTTCTGTAGAGAAATTTACAAGACTTGCTATGCCTCACCTACGGGAAGATTTTTTCAATTCCCGAATCGAAAAGGAAATCTTTAAGGAAATCCGAGAGTTTTTCGATAAGCATAATCGTGTACCTACAAAGAAAATCCTAAGTTTAGCACTAGATGATAATCCACGACTTAAACAGGATGAATTTGAACAAGCACTAAGTTTCGTACAGGACTTTTCAGAAACTCCAGAGGATTATGATTGGCTAGTGGCAAGTACAGAGAAATTCTGTAAGGACAAAGCGATCTACCTAGGGATTATGAAATCCATTCAAATCCTAGAAGGAAATGATAAGGAACTATCTAAGGATGCAATCCCTTCAGTCATGACTGAAGCACTATCTGTATCCTTTGACAAAACCATCGGCCACGATTATTTTACAGAATCTGGTGCTCGGTTTGAGATGTACCATACAAAAGAAGATCGTATCCCATTTGACTTGGATATGTTTAACAAGATCACTCGTGGAGGTCTACCACGTAAGACATTGAATGTAATTCTTGCAGGTGTTAATGCAGGTAAATCAGCTTTCATGTGTCATTGTGCAGCATCATACATTCGCCAAGGTTTCAATGTGTTATACATTTCCATGGAAATGGCTGAATCTAAGATTGCCGAACGCATCGACTGTAATATGATGGATATTCCAATCGGCGACCTTTATAAAATGAAGCGAACAGCCTATGAGGACAAAATCTCCGAGCTTCGCATGAAGAATAAAGGACAACTGGTTATCAAAGAGTATCCTACTGCGTCTGCACACGTTGGACATTTCAGAGCTCTTATTGAGGAACTTAAGTCAAAGAAAGACTTTAAGCCAGACGTGATTATGATCGACTACCTTAATATCTGTGCTAGTCAAAGATTCAAGGGTGGCGGCAATGTAAACTCTTACAATTATGCTAAGGCTATCGCTGAAGAAATCCGTGGATTGTTTATTGAGACAAATGTTGTTGGTATTACAGCTACTCAGTTGACACGATCTGGCTTTGCATCTAGTGATGTAGAAATGACAGATACTTCTGAATCCTTTGGTGTTCCTGCACTAGCTGACATGTTATTTGCACTTACTCGTACAGAAGAACTTGACGAGATGGGACAGGTTTTGGTTAAACAACTAAAATCACGATACGGAGATGTAAATTACTACAAGAGATTTGTTATCGGTTCTGAATTCCAGAAATTTAAGTTCTACGATGTAGATGCTGTTGAACAAGAAGATATCTCAGGTAAAGGAAAAACTGATGATGACAAACCACTATTTGACCGTTCTGCATTTGGTAAGAGAATGAGTGGCCGTGGTGATACTGGTGGTGTTGACTTAGACTTTAGCTGATTGGTATACTATGTTATGGATTGATGTAACTTACCTTAAACAACTCACTTATGTTTTGAGGAATTTTAAGGAAAAACAGATCGGTAAATTGTTTGTAGCTAGTTGTCCACTCTGTGGTGATTCGTCTAAGAGTAAGACTAAGGCTAGATTGTACTTCTTTGAACACAAAGGACATTTGACTTGTAAGTGTCATAATTGTCAAGCATCAATGTCCTTTGGTAAGTTCTTAAAGCAGGTGGACTTTAACCTATATGAGAAGTATGTTTATGAAAGATTCAAGACTGGTGCTAAACATCAAGATACAATAAAAGTACCAGAAGAGGATATAGAAAAACTTTTAAAGATTGAAGTCAAAAAGCCAGATCAAAGTTTATCAGGACTTACTTCAGTACTTAGATTATCATCTACTCATCCTGCACGGGAATATCTTTCCTCTAGAAAAATTCCACAAGAGCGACTGAAAGATATCTATTATGTGGAGAAGTTTTTCGAGTGGGCTAAACAGCATACTGATAAATTTTCTACATATACAACAGATCATGCTCGTATAGTAATACCTTGGATATCTAGGTCTGGTAAGATGATTGCATTTGATGCAAGAGCTATTGACAAAAAAGTACAACCAAGATATTATCACTTAGTGTTAGACGACAAAGAGCCTTTATTCTTTGGACTTAATAGGGTAGATTTTGATGCACCCATGTATGTTGTAGAAGGATCCTTCGACTCTATGTTTATCGATAATTGTATTGCTGTTGGTACTTCAGCACTTTATCGATATCAGTCACTCGATGATGTTACTTACATACCTGACAGAGATGTTAGAAATGTAGAAGTAATGAAGGGTGTAAAGAAAATGGCCAAGATGGGATTGAAAGTTTGTATGTTACCACCAGATTTTAGTGGTAAAGATTTAAACGAATTTATAGTCAATGGAAATAGTAAAGAGGATCTAAAAAAGGTAATAGATTCAAATACTTATTCAGGATTATCCGCTTTAAATCACTTTTTATTTTGGCAGAAGTGTGCTAGATGATAGAAGATACAATAAGTGTTAAAAAGTCGCATTTTGGTCTTGTAAGATATTGATTAGTATAATGAATTTTTCGACAATTTTGATTGGAGATGTTAATGGGTGAACTTAAGAAATATTTTGGTAAAAGCTGTGAAGTAACAATCGTACAAGACTCTATTTCTAGCACAGGTAAGAGAATTACAACATTTCAGTTACGGTATCCAAGATTAATTCATGCAGAATTAATGACTCACCGACTATTTTCCCGTAATGCCTCAAGCACAAGAGCTGTACCTATTACAAGCATTTCTTCCGTAGTGGAAGATGATCCAGTGTATCCAATGGTTTGGGGTAAAAATAAGTCTGGTATGCAATCCTCTGAGGAACTAAGTGGAATAGAGGCAATCAAGTGTGCTAGTATTTGGAAAGGTATATTAGAGCGAACCATTGTTGCTGCACGTGCACTGTCTGACATTGGATTACATAAACAGTGGGCTGGTAGAATCCTTGAACCATATCAGATGATGAATACTATCCTTACAGCAACAGAATATGAAAATTGGTTCTGGCTACGAGATCACAATGAAGCACAACCAGAAATCCAAGAACTTGCTCATATAATGCATACAGCGATGGAAGAAAGTACACCTGTTAAAATCCTTTCAGGAGAATGGCATCTACCTTTCATTACTCGTGAAAACATTATTGTAAATGACGAAGATATTGTAACTTATTCTGCAGATGGTTTACCATTAAACCTAGAAGAAGCAAAAATGATTTCTGCTAGTGCATGTGCACAAGTAAGTTATAGAAAGAATGATGTTTCTTTGGAAAAGGCAAAAGATATTTGGACTCGACTATTTGATACAGACCATGTACATGCTAGTCCTCTAGAGCATCAAGCTACTCCAATCGTAGAAGAATGTGATTGGTTAGATACTCCGGGTATTACACATGTTGATACACAAGGTCGTCTATGGTCTGGTAATTTCTGTGGTTGGATCCAACACCGACAGCTAATTCCAAATAATGCAAAGTGGTGAAATCTATGTAAGGACTCGTGGGACATTAGAAGTACACGAGTCCGAATCTACTCTAAGGACAGGAAAGAGATTAAACTTTGAGGATGTATGTGATTATACTGTGGTATGTTTTATAGGATCCGAAGAGTATATTTTTCAGAAGGTGCTTTCTTATTCATCAAAAGATTATAGTTTGCACATAACCGAAGAGTATGGATCAAAAGCTTTATATGTAAGAAAGATAGGATCGCAAGCATTTAATATAATTTATAGTGATAGATTAAAGAAAGGTAAAATATGAAAGTTCCAGTAAAAGTATGGTTTGATTTTAAGCACAATGACGGTCAACCAAAATATGAAACTGTCGGTGCTTCAGGTATGGATGTTAGAGCTAATGAAGCACTAATGATTCGCCCAGGTGAGACTAAATTAATCCCAACCGGTATTTTTATGGCAGTACCAGATGGTTATGAAGTACAAGTCAGACCGCGTTCAGGTATGTCATACAAGACAAAATTCCGTATTCCAAATTCCCCAGGTACTATAGATTCTGACTATCGTGGTGAGTTATGTGTAATTTCTGAAAACATTGGAAATGATGAAATCAAGATTCCTTTAGGTGAGCGAATTGGTCAGATTGTTATTAAGGAAGTAGATCAAATTGTTTGGGATGTTGTTATTTCTAGGGAAGCACTTCCATCTACAGAACGTGGAGCAGGTGGTTTCGGATCAACCGGCACCAAATAAATAACATCCCAATAGGAAGAGCATGAAAGAAAAATATATTAAACCTCATATGGAAACTGCCATTGCATGGGCAAAATTATCCTATGCTGAGAGGAAAAAAGTTGGTGCTGTGCTAGCA